CACTTGGATTGAAGTGTCTTCCTAAATATCGTTCAGACAAAAAGAATGTAATCTTTAAAGAAGTTAAGGAGTAAAGCTATGAGTGGATTATTATCAATGATTGGAATAAAAACAGAAATAGATTATCAGATGGGTGATTTTCCTTCTTGTCTTCCACGTGTTAGATTTAATGTTCCGAAAGGCAACATTCCATCCGACAAACAAAAGTGTCAGACAAAAGCGCAGCATGAGTTCACGATCAAGGGTGTTAAAATTATGGCAGCTTCAAAGAAAGATGCTATAAAGAAGTATAAACATTCAAAAGGAAAGTAGTATGGTAATAAATTTTAATCCTAAGTATATACCAGGAGATATTGTGTATAACCACAAAAAAGAAATAATAAGAATTACAAGTTCTTATTTAAAAGGTACTAAATTATTCTATTATAGAGATGGAGAATGTGGTTGGATTAGAGAGGATGCTATAAAACCAATCCCTCTTACTCCAGAGATTCTAGAGAAGAATGGATGGAAATCTATAAATGGTAAGTATGCTTTAAAGATAAAAAATGCAAATTATGTAGTACTTGAATTTACAGAAGATGGTATATACACTTACATAAATGAAAATACCATGCTTTTTACAATAAAGTATATTCACGAACTCCAGCACCTTCTATTCGGGCTAGGCATCAAACACGAAATGGAGGTGTAGGTTATGTTATATGCTTTAAGATTTTTCGACACAGAGAGGTCTCTTTGGTATTTAGATTGTGTACATCGAAGTAAGTCGTTCTTGAAAAGACGTGAAAAGAAGTTTTTAAAACAAGGAATAAAAACGATGATTTCGAAATGGTATGGATTTTAGTAACGCCTTCGGGCATAAAAGATAGAATATGACAGTAGAAGAATTAATTAACGAATTATCAAAGGTAGAGGATAAGACTATGGAAGTTAACTTTCCTTATTCTCATGGAACACAAGAAAACGGAGAGCCTCTGAGTATAGCTGAAGTATCTGTGTACAATGATTGTGTTATACTTTATGATTAACCATCCGCAAGGATATAAATAGATTGTAATATGAAGAAAAGGAAAATTAAAGACTGTTTTGATAAAGATGGTAACTTCATTAAGCCGTTTGACCCATATAGATGTGATGATAATGACCCTCTCTATTTAGCATTATTTGATGAAAAGGGACGTGCTACAAGAAATGATGAAGTTTACACATTAATTGCAAAGCACAATTGGAAATTTGATTGCGCTGCTGTTAAGTATTATTATTCCCATGAATTTGATACTGGGTGCAAAGGTAATTATACAGCAATTTACGCTTGGAGATAGAGTAACTAACCACCCTCTCCTACAAAAGGGAGAGGGTAAAAAGAAGAAAATATGGCAGAGATTATTTACTTTGGAACAAATGGGTGTTCTGGTCATTATCCTATTGGCATCGATAAAGTGCTGACCTCGGCAGAATATGAAATGTGGCGCGAATGCGATAATGAAACTTGGATAGATAATATCCGAAAGAATCCTGGTCGTCATCTCATCAAACATCACGGAGAAGTTTATACTAATTATGGTGTTCCGTTCTCTGTAGATGATGAAAGAGGAGGCTCACATACCGAACTATTTTGGAAAGGCATTCATTCGGAAGAAGAAATTGTCAACTTGATAAAGAATGATTCATTTTTATCAAAACAGTTTAAATTAAATGAGGATAAGTAAAGTTAAATGCAATATGGCACAAGAAGGATGGATATGCCCTAGATGCGGAAAGGTAAACGCACCTTGGGTAATGCAATGTTCCTGCAATACGAACACTCAGATATTACCTAAAGTCGGTGCTCCTTACTATGAAGGAGACCAAGCAACATGTAATCATATGGAGGATAAGCAATGAGTAAAGTAACTGCAATTAATATAATTATTAAAAAGAAGAATCAATTAAGAAAGCATAAAGAGAGATATATTTCTTACATTAATATTGATGAAGTTCTTGTGTGGTTGAACGACATTCAAAAAGAGTTGGAGGACTAAGTATGACAGAAGAAATTTATAACAAAGCTACAAACTTAAGAAGTTTAATTGAAAAAGACAAGAAAGCTCTTAAGTATTGGAAGGAAGCTGTAGATGCAACAGAAGAAACCATCACATTGTCTAATGGGCTAGGATGCATTGGGTATGAAAAAACTTCCATTTTTAGGTTCATATCTTTTAAAGAATTGAAAGATATGGCTATTGAGAGACTTACAATGAGTTTAGAACAACATCAAAAAATGTATGAAGAATTATAATGGAGGACTAAAATATGGAGAAAATTTATAAAGGAGAAATTCAGAGATTACTACCTATCTTTCAAGCAATGGCAGATGGTAGGGTTATTCAATTTGCAGCAAATGGTAATGATTGGATAGATATAGATGGTGAAGAGGAAGGTTTATTTCTTGACACACTCATAGATAACCCACAATATTATAGAATCAAGCCAGAACCAAAGTACCGCCCTTTCAAGGATGCAAAAGAGTGCTGGGCAGAAATGCTCAAGCATCAGCCGATTGGGTGGGTAAAAAGAAAGGGAAATGAACATTATTCATTAATCACGGATGTTGATGATATTAAATATGGAATATCATTAAACGAAAGAAGTGGATTTGATATGAATTATGTTTGGGTTAATTACACCTTTGCCGATGGCACTCCTTTCTGCGTAAAAGTGGAGGAGCGAGTATGATATTGTATCAGATTTGGTGTAAACGTACTTATGTTAGTGGCGGTTTCTGTGAAGGCGAAGATGAGCCAACACAATTAATATTTACTACATTAGATAAGGCACGTTCAAAAATACCAAAAGGCCATTATAGTAGAGAAAATGGTTCACGTGAATATCACATTGAATAAATTGAAATTGAATAAATAGTTATGGCAAGAGAATTTGAAGTAAATATTAGAGTTACTATTGACTCTAAGTGCAAAGATAGTGACGATGATATTATAGAAGAACTTATGTGTGGAGCAGATAAATATTTCTATCCATATTGTTGTAATAATGAACATATAGAGCATACTAATAGTACTGCTCACAAAATTAAATAAAAATGAGAAGTATTTTGTTTAAAGCAAAGAAACTGAGTGATGGTAAATGGGTGAAAGGTTCTCTGGTAAAGACGCCTTTCGGAACATTTATTGAATGGTATGAGGATTCTATCAGTAACAAGAGAGAAGTTGATACAGATACTGTTTGTCAGTCCACAGGACTGAAAGATTGCGAGGGCAAAGAAATTTGGGAAGGTGATATGCTTTCAAATGTAACCAATGATAGTCCTGACGGAATAGTAGTGTTTAAATATGGCGCATTTTCTTTACTCGCTAAGAATGGTCGTGATTTTTGCGTTGCACTAACATACCTTCTGAGTGAGAAAGATTCATTAAATAGATTTAAGGTTGTTGGCAATAAATTCGATAAGAAGAAGTAAGATAAAGCTATGGTAGATGTAAGTAATCAGCACTGGAACGAAGATGGAAGCATTACTATGATATTGAATAGTATTGAAGAAGTCGAAGAGTTCGTTGAGTGTATGAATATATGGAATAATAGAATGTATGAAGAATAAGATTTTAAACTTAATCAATTCAGCCGTTTGGTTTGTCTTGTGTTTGTTTGTAGGAGCATTGATTTTTGATGGCATTCGCTCGTTGGCTAATAGCAATGCACCTGCAAAGAAGATTGGTATGTCAGTATTCACTGAGGAAGGACACGATTATCTGGTTGTGGACACGAAACATGGTGTTTGCGTTGTTCACGCAGAGAGCTGCCCTTGTCATAAAAAGAAGTAGCGTATGGAAAATAATATGTTTGAAGATATTGTCGCTGAAGGCAATATAGTTGTGATAGATAATGATTGGATTGTGTTATGTAAGCATTGGAAACCAGAGTGTCACAATCTGTTCTGCTATCTTTATCTCCATAAGGAAGATAAGAATTTGATGGTAGGTTCTCATTTTACAATGACCGATGATAAAAAGAAATCTACTCGGTTGGCTACCAACGAGGAGCGTCTTATGCTTTTTGAAGAAATGTTCAAGTATGGAATTGCTTTCGATAAGCACGACCATCATTTGATTGGAAAGTTATGATAATTGTAAGATAAAATAGTGTATGGAGAAACGAATAATTTTAGACGAACAAGATATGAATGAGTTTACAAAGATTTTCGCAAAGACAATAGAAGATGAAGCTATCAAACAGATAGAAACCCTATCTAATAGCGAGGCTTACAATAGTTGTAAAATAAGAATAATGCCAGATTGCCATGCAGGTAAAGGATGCACTATTGGCACGGTAATAGAGCTTGATAACAGAGTAGTTCCTAACACTGTTGGAGTAGATATAGGCTGCGGCATGAAAGTCGTAAGACTTGGTAAAGTTGATATTGACTTGCAGAAATTTGATGAAGCAGTCAATAAGTTGATTCCGTCTGGTTTTAATGTCAACGAGGGAGAAGTATCAGCCTACATAAACGGATTGGTTGATGGTTGTATGTTTGGCAAATTCCGTGTTTGGGATTGTCTTACCAGCATGGAAATAGTATATCGTTCTGTTGGAAGTCTTGGCGGTGGCAATCACTTTATTGAGTTAGATGCAAATGAAGAAGGAGAGAAGTTTCTTGTGATACATACAGGAAGTAGAAACCTTGGTGTTAGGGTATGCAACTATTACCAAAAACTTGCCTACGAGTATTGTCGTAAGAAAATAGCTGATAAGTCTGAGGTTATTGCCAAGTTGAAAAGCGAAGGAAGAGAAAAGGAAATACAGAGTGCTATCAAGTTGTTAGGTACTAGAAATATTAGCAAGGAACTTTCTTACTTGGAGGGCGATTTGCTTGATGATTACTTAAATGATATGCGTATAGTTCAGAAGTATGCCGAGCATAATAGAAGAATTATAGCTAACAGACTCGTCAATGCTCTAGGTGTGGATATTGACCCAAATTCAGACAAGCATTCTTTTACAACCATTCACAACTATATAGATACAGACAAGGGCATATTGCGAAAAGGAGCTATCAGTGCAAAGAAAGACGAGATTGTCATTATTCCTATGAATATGCGTGACGGTTCTCTTATCTGTAAAGGTAAAGGAAACAAGGAATGGTTATGCTCAGCCCCACATGGAGCAGGTAGATTGATGTCTCGTACACAAGCGAAGAAAGAGCTATCTATGGATTCTTACAAGAATGAAATGAATGGTATTTATTCCACATCAGTTTGTGAAGAAACCATTGATGAAGCACCTATGGCATACAAGCCAACCGAAGAGATTGTTGAGTTAATCAAACCTACGGTTGATGTCATTGATGTCATTAAACCAATTTACAACTTTAAAGCAAAATTATAATGAGCAAGGAAACATTTGACTTCTCGGAGGCTCTGAGAAGAATGAAGGAAGGAAAGAAAGTGAGAAGAAACGGCTGTTATTTTAGTTTGTCTATAAACAAGTATAAAGAAATATCCATCTTGTACCAACAAAGTTCCATAGAATCATTCACCCATGTTGTACCACATTATTGGCATTTCTTCTCCTTGGATGATATTCTTGCAACAGACTGGGAGGAGGTGTAAGGATGAAGAAGAAAATATTGACCCTCACCATCAGCAAGCAATGGTTCGATATGGTAGTATCGGGCAAAAAGAAGGAAGAGTATAGGGTGATTAAAGGGTATTGGGCAAAACGACTTCTTTTAGTTCGCTCAGAACTTGAAGAGCCGTTTGAGAAGATGAGCAAAGAATGTGCTGAAAATTGGGATAGTATTAGCATAGAAATGGCTAAGCATTGCTTTATTAGCCCATACTACAAGACTGCGCCATACACCCACGTTCTCTTCATCAACGGCTACCGCAAGGATAGTCCACGTATCGAAAAGGAGATTGAGAGTATCACCATTGGCAAGCCAAAGAAAGGCTTATGCCCCGACAAGTGGCTTGATACTGAGTTTTTTGTTATTAAATTCAAGTATCGTATGACAAACGAGGAATTTTTCAATGCTCATATGGGTGAGCGAGTTCTTTATAAAGGTAAGGACATCGGGGCATACGTAGCAGGTTATGTAGAGGAAAAGTATATTATCTTAGGATTTGATGATTATACAGGCTGCATTCTGTGCTTCACTTCAAAAGTGAAAAATCTTTGTGACATATATCACTCATACCGATTCGCAAAATTGAAGTATTTGGAAGTGATAAAACATCAGTAATATGGAAAAAGAAGAAAGATGTTGTGGTAACTGTCTTTGGATGGGATGCGAAGACATCTTAGGCAATGGATGGTGCTACAATAACGAGCATGAATCATCTTGCGACCAAGTATGTGATGAACATAAACCAAAGATACAATTATGAATGACAAATATATAGCACAAATTGCAAAAGAATTGACTGATTACTTAGATTGGATGCATGAATCATGTACAGCGAATGCAGATGTTATATTAGACGAATTAATAGAATGCAGCGATGATATATATGAGGTTATTGTTGATATTCACCTTATTAATGGTGATGTATTGACTATAAGAAATGAATGTGTAAGAAGTTTTGAAGCGAAAAAATATATGGGAGCAATGTCGGAATCCGATTTTAGCGATGGTAATTTTATAGCTGAAATTTATACATTCAGTCCTGAATATCATTCTATTAGAATACCACTAACATCTATATGCTGGATAGATTCACATACAGAGAATATTAATTGGGAAAAATACAAATTGAAAAAAGAAATTAAAGAAATTCAAAAGAGAAAATATGGAAAAGATTTTTAGACATTTCAAAGGAGGTTATTACAGATTTATCACTGAGGTTACAAATAGTGAGACTCAGGAGAAGGAAGTTGTTTATCAGGCTCTCTATGGAGAGTGCAAGGTTTGGACTCGCCCTGCCGATATGTTCTACGGAAAGGTGAACGTTGACGGTGTTGAGTTTGATAGATTCACCGAGGTTGTTGGTGTGCCTGTGTTATTCAAAAAGACCAACGAGAACGCTATTATACCAACTAAGGCGCACGATGATGATTTCTGCTATGACTGCTATGCCGTATCAGAAGAAGAGGTTGCGCCTAACGTATGGAAATACGGTCTCGGATTTGCGCTACAGATTGAAAACCGCAACAAACCTGCCGACATTTCTAGGTACTTTACGTTCCGTCCTCGTTCTTCCGTATGGAAGACTGGTATGATTCTCAGTAACTGTGAAGGCACTGTCGATGACCCATATACTGGAGAGATTTCTGCCGTATTCTATCACTTGTTTCCAAATATGCCAAGATATAAGGTTGGTGACAAAATCGTGCAATTCCACCTAGAAACAAGTGACAACATCATGTTCTTTAAGACCGACGAATTATGTAAAACAGAGCGCGGCGATAACGGCTACGGCTCTTCTGATAAAAAGTAATACATGAATATCACAGATGAACAGAAAACATATATAAAGGAACACCCTTACGAATCTCCTTACGCAATGGCCAAGAGCTTCGGTTGCGCAGTACAGACTGTTTACTGGTGGCTACATAGGCTGCATGGGGATTCGTTCAAGGACGCAAGAAAAGAGCAAAGAGAGAAGATTAGGGAATCTGTCCGTAAGCTGTATCCGGATTACTCTTCTTCCGAAATTTCTAAAGAGCTTGGAATAACAAAGTCATGTGTAACAAGCATAGCAAAGTCGCTTGGCGTTACTCATACCCAGGAAACGGAAGAAAGACTTCGGTTGAAATGTGCTCAGGCAATAGTAAGACCGGAGGTAATAGCTAAACGTTCTGAATCTCTAAAAAAGACGCTTAGGCTTGACAGGTACAGAGCAGCGAACGGAATTAAACAGAAGACACAACGCAAGTTCAAGACCATTCCAAGCAGATGTCTCTGTGCAAGGAACTATCTCTGCAATAAATACAACTACTTCTACGACAAAGATTACGGAGAGCTGCTGACCATATTCTACGACAGTGAAACCAAGATGCTGAGTGAAGATCAGCAGAAACACTACGAGACAAAGTATGGTATCAAGTTCCTCCAGGGAGATGAAGAATAATTTCTGTGCATTATTATATGTTTAGGGGTGGCTGCACATCGCGTGCGGTCACCCCTTTTTGCTTGTAAATCAATTAATAACCAAATAAAAACATTAGAAAAAACTAAGAACGTTTGTGTAGCTTTAATTTCCAGTATATCCAACCTAAAAATGCGAGAATGCCTATGAAAAGACAAACTGAAGCTATCTTACCTATATTCAAAAATGCCCTGTCAGTCCTTGATAGTTGTTTCTCTACATATGCTTTATCTTTCGATATTTTACTTATCACTGAGGCTAATGAGTCGCACTTGCTATGATATATCGCAGCACTATCCTTGTATTCCTTAAGACTAGAAATACTATCTCTTAGTATCTGCACGTCCTCTTGCGATATTTCGTGATATTCGTAGTGAAATTTATCCTCACCAACCTTGTTGCCGTTCGCGTCATACTTCGAAGCTGTACTATCCTTGATATGTATCTTCTCTTTCGTAGTTGACTTCACGGATTCCTTGTGCGATACTTTATATGATTCCAACTCTTTAATAAGTCTTGCATTGAAGAGTGAATCCCACTTAGCCTCGTTACGTTTATCAGTGATGTATGTCTGTTTTTCTATCACACGTTCTTTCGTCTTACATCTACAGAACATTGATAGAATCAGCATTGCTACTGCAATGGCAATTACAACCCTTGTTATCTTATCAATCAGTTTCATAAGCTACTGAATTACAATCGTTACTTTTTCCTTTTTATCCCAAGCTGTCTTCATAGTCTGAATGAGCTTGCTAGTCCATAATCGAGAATCGCTAACCCATCCTTTCTTATCGTTTTTACCGATAAGGATACACCCCTCTGTGTCTTTTGCAGAGTTACCGGAATGAATACGGATACCATCGAACCCTGGCACATCCTTCAATAATGGAAGCATTTTCTTGAATCTGTTAGAGTAGGTATATACGCATTCATAGCTGCCGATTGGTATTGCAGTCTGCCCATATACCTTTTTGTTTTTGATTTCGTTCAAATCCATTTTTTGATTCAATCCTCTGTCTGTATCTTCAAGAGTATTGCATCCGAACAAATTTCCATTCACGTACAGACGGCTAATAGTATATCCATCCTTTTTCCAAGCTCTATCAATTAGTACTTCCATTTTTGTTTTCCTCCTCTTTTTTATCAAACTCCTGATTCAATCTCTCCAATATCGGTTTCCAATAACTAGGCAATGCCTTTGCAAACTCGAATCTCAAAATGTAGTAAATAACTCTGAATGCTACATTCTTAGGGTATGCCTTGATGAGGTTTTTGAACGCGTTGCATAGATACACATAGCAGAAAATGTATGTAAGCATTTTTATTACAAACAAAGCCTCATTTCCGTCATTACAGCCTATCATGATACCATATATCACATAGTCAATGGTAAGATAGAGCGAGATTTCAAGTATGGCGTTTACAAACTTTGATGCCGAAAAGTTTTTGCATCGTACAACACTAACTCCATCAGCCCTCATACCACAAAAGATGTTGAAGCCGAAAGCAATTACTAGCGCCAGCACGAAACCTTCAGTTGGCGTTGCAAAGGCAAGTATAGCAGAGGAAATTGTAACCACTATCTGCCGAATCTGTGATGAATCTAATAAATCTATCATAATCTGTTATCCTGAATAATAAATAAAAATAAAGTTTCGGTCTCTTGATGCAAATATAGCAAAAAAAACCGAAACTTCATTCAGAATAACGAAAAACTTTATACATTCAAGTCGTAATATGGAAGTCTGCCACTTTCGATGAAGGAAATACATTCATCGAAAATCTTTTGCTCGTAGTTGTACGTGTTGATCTTCGGGAACCATTTCTTTATCTTTGCGTCGTTACGCTTTACCATTTCTCCCCAGAGAACGCACCAGTCTTCGAGATTGATGTTGTCGTTCTTGACCTCATGCCAATAGTCCTTGGCTACATCTTTAGTGTGGAGCTGGCCTATGAGACAAAGATGCATATCTGCCATTTCTTCGTCATAATGACACGCGCCAATCTCTCCCTTAACCTGCTTCATCATGTCAAGCATTACGCTGTCATTCATTCCAACTTCGCAACAATCTGCCATGATCGTAACACAGTTCTTGATAGCCTGCATATCATTGCTAGCTATAATGTCTTCGAATACCTTTTTCATAACCGTATATTTTTGATGTTACTTCAGAAAATACTCTCTTATGTTGTATACACCATCCTTGTCTTTCAACAAATCGAGCGCAAGGCTGTGGGCATACTTAACCAGATGTTCTGTATCAATGTCCTTAACATCTTCCTTGCCGAGTATCTTAGCAATGGTGCATCCGTGGTCGCTTACAACCTGATTCATCGCAACGTACAAAGCGTAATCGTTGTAATAAGGTTTCTCCTCTGTTGCAAGTCCGAGATCGGTCATAGCATTGATCCATGTCTGCATATCCCAGGTTACTGGTGGATTCATACCGTTTACAATCTCAGAAGCCTCCTTCTTGGTAAGATAGTTCTTCCACCTGATAGCGCAAAGCTTATCAAGATACTCTTGTGCCAACTCTGGGTGCTTGGATTCCATATCCTTCATCATGCAACGCATCGTATTACCGAATACGTGCATATACTTTACGTTTGCTGATGATGCCATCATCCCATACAGCTCATCAAACTTACTCATAATCTCTTTTGCTTCCATATTATTTTATTTTTATGATTATTATTCTGATGTTATCAGACTTCTCAACTCTTCAAAATCATTTTTGGTAAAGCTGATACTCTTTTTGCTGCCAAAGAGGATAGTCGTTATGATGTTGTCGGGCAAATCAATAACCAAAGCACCGCCGTCAATGCGACCTTTAATAACTCCGAGATCAAACTCATAGTTGCTTATATTCTCCAACATCTGCATGAGGTCTGAGAATATGGTATCAGCATCAATGTTTCCGTCCTCATCGGCGATGAATAGGGTAGCGTTATCAATACTCTTGCCCCAACTATCTTTGTTCTTTGCGATGATGTTGTGCGAAGCTCGCTTCATGTACACGGAAGGAATAGCTAATGCAGGGTTTACCTTCACCATATCGCTAATTCTTGCGTCTGCCCACAAATCCAAAGATGTAAGCAGCTTTTCTTTCAGTTCAGTTACATTCATTTCTTAGTTTCTCCTTTATGTGTTTTATTGTACCAAACAAGATATTCTTGCCAAGTCTTATCACTATGGTTAGTCATATAATCGTTGAGCATAGCAGATTTCAGTTCTTCTGCTTGCGCTACTTCTTTTCTTAGTCTTTGCATCAAAGATAAGTGCTTCTTCAATGCTTCCTGTCCTTGCTGAGTACTCTCGATGCGAGGACGTATGATGCGCAATTCCTCGTCTTGCACTAACTTAGACACATACTGCAAGCTATTGACGTATTCTTGATTTTGCATCAAGTACTGACGTTGTGCGCCTGTAAGATTGTCTTCAATTTTGTCTATCTCATCCCACAAAGGGGTTGGAGACTGCTGCGCTTGCATATTGATAGATGCTCGCTTCTGCTGTATTGCCTCATACATCTTTTGTAGCTCGGCATCCATCATCTGCGGCTGCTGCTGACTTGTGCCCATATCCAATAATGGGCTATTTCCAAAATTCATCATAACAATCAATATCTTTAAAGTTGGTGATATATTATAGAGAGGTGAGAGGGCATCCACCAACGAGGGCAAACACCCCTCACCAACTCATTTTCTCTTAGTCTTTTTTACAGACTTTCTTGCTCTGTTACGCTCCTGTAGTGGGCGTGGAAGGAGCAGTGCTGTTACAGCAATAGCTGCCGTAGCCCGAAATTACTGGCGTAGATGGGAGTACCAACTGACCACGCAAGCAATTGCAGGTCTTCTCGTTAACGTAAGCCATCATAAGCTTCTCCTTGTAAGGAGTGAGGGCTTCCATAACGGCTACCTTCTTGTCGAGGTCGCTATATTTAGCCTGTAGTGCGTCATACTGGTCTCTCTGATTCTTGTACAGACCAAAGTCTGCATCAATCTGAGACTTATACAAACCGAACTCAGCCTGCATTGCACGGCTGTTCTCAGCGTTGATAGCATCTACCTGCGACTTGTAAAGACCGAATTTCTCGGCAACATCTGTCTCACGCATAGCGTAGAACTTGTTAGCGGTGTCGAGCTTCATACCGAACATGTAGGTAAGCAACTTTACCTCATCATCGCATTCCTTCTCCATTACCTGCAAGGCGGTTGGCTGATTTGAGCTTGAGTTAGCTCCGTAAGTGTTGATGTTCACGTTCTCAGGCATATTTCCGCCACCGAGTGAACCAAACACGCTGCGGTTGTTACCGCCAAGCAACCAAGCACCAGCACCGAGTGCTGTGCCGATGATACCAAGGGTAAGACCAGCGTTGCCTGTTGCCTTAGAAGCATAATCATCGTGCTTCTTTCCCTCTTCGTAGATTTTCTTCTCTACTACTTTTGCATCTGTCATTTCCATGATACAATCTTTTTAAGTTATCCTTAATATTAACTAACACTATTGTAACGTTACGGATGCAAAGGTACGAAGAATAGGGGAGAGCAAATATAACTCTATCACACTTTCTTTTATCGGTTGATTATCAGAGATTTAAGGTGATAGGAGGTGATATCATAAATAATAAAAAAAGAGAGGCAATCACTTACCTCTCTTACTCAACTTGTAAGGAATACTTACATGTTCAACTATTATTTTCTCTTCTTTTTAATGTAGTGTAGTATATCCCACTTCTTCCAATATCGGGTATGCCCACGCTTTTTGCACTCGCCATTAGGAATGTCACCCCTAGCAACCATCCTGTTAAGGGTAGCATCAGAAACGTGCAGCTTATCCTTAACTTCTTCGGTGCTCATCATCGGGTTGAGCATATCGGGGATGATGTCACACAATCTATCTAGGTCATCATCACTCATACCGCAGGCGGTGATTTTCTCACCATTTCGCTGTTGCTCGTCTGCTTTAAAGCAAGCATCACTGAGCGACTTTAAAGCCGTTCCGAGTATCTTATAATTCAAAATCTTTCCCATCACGCACAAATTTTACGTCCTAGTTTCGTTTCATTAACAAACATTTTAGCAAAGCTATACAAATAGAATATAGCTGTCACGACCATGACCGTAAAGCAGGAATCCACCATATCATTAGTTGTGTACCAACTCCACTCTACAATATGAGCCGCATTGATGCCTAAGAAGTACATAAATGGAATGCGATACCACTGGCACAAGAAGAAAAATCTACTTGCCAGTATCGTCACCATCGGCAGGACGTAAACCATGAAATAAATAAAAATATAGCAAGGCATATTTTCATTATATGGGATAAACATCTCACGTGGATGCTGAGATAACTCCCAAATGACGTATGCGTGGAAGAACATAATAATGATAGGCACATACTTGCAGAACCAGCGGAAGAACTTCAATATTCTTCTGCTATACCGATTACCATGCTTCTTAATCATATCCATCAGCTCGGTAACGTCCACATTCTTTAATAGCCGTTGGACTTCGGCTTCGTCTTCTTTAGTCATAATCTCTTTTTTTAGGTTGATTTAAATTAAATTAAATTATTGTGCAAAGATACACTTTTTGCGCAAAATCAACGAAAATGAGAATATTTTTGTGTTAAACTTCATAAAAAAGTAATAATCTGAAAGTTTTGTTACCGATTTTTTGTTACCAAAATTGAAGAAAATGGTAACAGAAACATTGCACTTTCGCTGACATGATAACAGAGCCTATAGAAAAATTCGATGCAACACACTTCCCTGACGGACGAGAAAAGAATAAGGCGGTCACCATGTAGTGAACCGCCTTATTCTTTTCCTATCCTTCTAGTAAATCAACAATCTGACCATAACCACCTACAGCCATCACAGGACAGAGTATCTTCTTGATAAGAATAATATCCTCGGCTTCGAGGTCCACGTTTTCGGCATCCTTGCCTATCTTGCAGGCTACCCGATAAGCACGTAGCTTTTCTTCGCCCGATAGCTGAATACTCTGATTGTCTATCACCTCGAAGAGCACCTTACCTACAATATCGCCCATAATTTGTTGCTTGTAGGTTTCCTCTCCGTTCTCGTTCTTTACTGGTGATACTATCACCTCACCCTTCCAATTCTTGAAAGGTACATTAAAATTCTTTTTCATATTAATTTTTGCTTTTATGATTATCTATCCGACCAATTCAAGTCATTTACTCCGCTCCAGAAGATACCACGACCGAAATAGGTCTTATCCTCCTGGCTAGGAATAAGTAATTCTGGGTTTATATATACAAGATTTATTGTTTCTCCACCATGAAGTTGATGCCATCCACCGACATCACAGAAATATATTTCATTATTACGGTCATTGGCATTTATTGCCATCCAACGCTTACCTGTTCCTTCAGGTACAAACTCGTAATATGTAGCAATTGCTCTAAGAGGACTGAATACTACTATATCAATAGGACATCCGGACGATTCTTCATTAGGACTATACAATGGAATTTTGTATACGGTTTTATTGTCATACGTAGTATGTTCAAGAGCCATAACTGTATATCCGCTATCATATCCGTCTGGATAAACGCGCATACTACCACCATTTATCACTGCCAATGTACTCTGTCGATGCCCAAAGGCTGATCGACACCATACATTACTAGCATAGAAACGCCAACCCCTTTTCGCAGCAGAATTATATCCTTGATTATAAATATCTGCATCAAATGTTATACGTCCAGCACCATCAAAATATATTGAACCAGCGCTTTTATTTCCATCAGAACTAACCGCAGTCAATCTGTGAAAAGAGCCTGTCACACTCTTCAGTTCTCCTGCGAATATACCCTTAGACGCATATAACGAACCATCTTTCGTTACTCTGAATGGCGCATCCTTTGCCAATGCTGCACCAAGCCAAAGCGGGCACTTATCACTACCAACTATAGCATCAGCTTTATCGAAGTTACCAAAATGGCCTATGATACTTGCACCTTCCGAACTCCTTGCATAAACATGGTTCACATTGATAGTCTCTGCATTAATAAGGTTAGCATTGAGCTTGCCACCTTCAAACATCGCTGCCTCGTCATTGCCGTTGAGCACCTTTATCTGGTCGCCTTTCAGCACAACTTTACCATCGCCTATCACTATACCGCAATTGCCCATATCCTTAACCAACTGAGAAAAGTCTGCAAGCTGACCGATACTCATCTGCTTGTTGGTAATGAGCGTTACTTTCTCCCTGAATACCTCTTCATTGTCAGTACGTGCCTTTCGGTTGACACGCTGCGAGGCAAAAAGATGTACTACCTTTTTCATAGGCTATTATCCTCCTTTTAATGAGTACTGATATAATTGTCTATAACATCCGTAGCTACAGCCTTCGCCTTCGTGCGCCATGATTGCATAGCTTCATACTCTGCTTCATGCTCCTTATCATCGGCATCAAGCTTCTTGCCATCCGCAATTTTGGCAAGATTGGCGAAATGGTTGTTGATGATAGCTTGCATCTTGTCGGTCGGATAAGCGGATGAGACGATTGCATCAACTATCTTACCTCGCTCCAAAGGCTGCTCGATACGGACAACGTGTGCGGCATAAGCCATTCGGGTAGTTTTTTTGCCTTCACTGCTATCCATACTGTTTTCCAACTCAATCTGCTCAACATCGAAATTGATGCGAATATAATTACCCTCATACTCAATCAGACTAGGTGAGTAATCAAATGTAGACTTTCTAATTTCCATGATAATATCCTTTCTTTTTAAATATTATACTTTTATGCTTTTGTTCCTACAATTCTGAAATCAGGGTTTCCACTCTGATTCATTCTACGCAACTTTCCCAGGAACGGGAATTTATCATTGTCTGAGCACCATTTCAACTGCTCTACGAGTTTCTTGTTGTTAGTGAAGAACTTAAACTTCTGTCCGTTCTCCTCAACGCTGACAACATTGCTCTTCCCCGATTTATGAACCTTGCTGTTTACGTCAAATTCAACATCAAGGAAAACGATAGGTCTCTCGGAAAAGTAGCTTGCGCTCATCCTCTGACCTTCAAACATTCTCTTGCCGTTGGCATCTCTGTCCTCAATCTGCGGCATCTTAAAATCATCAAAACTATTCATTTTTGTTATCATTTTCCAAAGATTAAAACCATCGCAGTGCATCAACCAACCCTTGTAGCTCATAGCTACTTGGTATCTCCTCATAGGATTTTTAAGGTTGTGCATCTTCTTTTTGAATTTCTCTTTCATGCGCTTTCTTAACATTGTATGGTTGAAGTAGAAACGGTATCCTACGAAATCAAGGAAATGCGTATCATCAATTATCTGCATTCCGATATTATCGTGCAACTGCTGGTGCATCACTTTATTAGCATATTCCAATATGAAGTTGATGGCTTTCCATACTTCCTTCTTGTTTTTACCCAATATAATGACATCATCACAATATATTTCTACCTTAACATCAAATTTCCTACATACTAATCTACATAAGATACTCATGTAGAAATTGGTAAGGGTCTGAATAGGATATAGACCAATACCTAGACCTTTCGGTAAGGCAAAGATAACTTCATGCAAAAGCCTTCTAACGCCTTTATCAGTAAAGAAATCACACAGAGATTTGTATATCTCCTGCTGGTCTACGTTCTCATAGAATTTAACGAAGTCAAGTTTGCAATAGTACAATCTTCCACATGACTTATTCTCGTCTATCCATCGTTCTGTTCTGCGCTTCGCATAAATCATTCCTCTGCCTTTTACACTTGCCCCACTCTCTATATAGAGAGCTCTTATAAGGTGCGGCATCAGAACTTGCATCAAGGCATGCTGCTCAACGTGGTCTGGGAAGTACGGAAGCTTATGGAGCTTTCTTACCTTACCGCAAGGGCATCGTCTCATACAATCGTGCCCTTCGCTAGTCTTGTAAGTTCCATCTATAAGACTTCTCTGTAATCTCAAAAGATTACCATTATAGTCTTTATCGAATATCACAACTCCCTTCTTGCCTTCCTTACCCTTGCGTGATTTCCTTACCGCAATATTGAGGTTAGTCATATCACTGACAAGCTCTACTCTGACCTTTCTATGCTTCTTGCGAAGTTTAGCCTTTCGCTTATACGCCAGCTCTTGTGTGTCCGTCATTTCTATATCAACCAATATTTCAAAAATCGCTTTCCTTACCAATAGGCTTTCTACACTATCGGCTCACTGGCTTTCGGCACATACGTACAACTGTATCACTTACTTGCGAGAGGGGACTCTGTTGCAAGTAGGACATACCCAACTACTCATACCCAACGCCTTTAATCTTTGCTCTGTCGGGATAAATATCCTTCCATTGAGACAGGTTCAATCATGTGCTCTCTCGTCCAAACTATCTCGTAGCTTTACGACTTGCGAGGAACAGTGAAAATTATATCGTCATTCTAATAATAGAAATCTTGTGTAGTAATTCAAGCGAGCGCCGATGTTCGTCCTCGAGTTCGAGAAACCGTTGTTCGAGTTCGCATACGAAAGACCGCATTGCGACCTGTTGTCAGCGTTACCCCCAACGGACAGCAGCTCCATGATGTATCACCTTTTCTTCACCCACTCCATGGTTGTAGAAAATCTTATCGCACGGATTTGGGTTGTTTATATTTTTGTGCTTCTGCGAATCCTATTAAAAGGAGATTTAAACTTTTCAGTTTCAATCTTGCATTTTACATTATTTTTATTTATTCACTATTTTTTTCGCCCAGCTCACTGGCAGATGTACACCCAACGCTATGCGTTGGATTACATCGCCATGAGCTCAGAACCGCTCACGATTGTCGGGTTTCCGTAGAAAGCCAAGCGAGCGCCGATGATCGCCCACGAGTACGAGAAACCGTCGTCCGAGGCCGCAGACGAAAGACCGCATCGCGACCCGTTGACAGCGCGACCCCCAACGGACAGCAGCTCGCCACTTGTCGAAGCCCAGAATCCATCGCAGTAGTACGTACTATCACCGCCTCCTACGGCTTGCGGAAACGCATCCCAATATGCACCAAGTGTCTTTCGTGTAATATACTCTCCATTTGCTGATGACGGAATGGTAAATTTTCGCCCATTTGCCGTATTACTTACCTGATTGCCGCTATAGACAACAGCGTATCGAGTATCGCCATCCATGTAGAAACGGATGCCTGGACGGAACTCCCAAAGCTTACCCCATAAATCCTCAAATCCAAATAATTTGACAGGGTATTGATTACCGAGAGTAGTATCATTATAGAGTACCTTACCGCTGCCATCACCGAGTGAGATACACTTGCCCATAGGTACATCACGACATGCTTCCCAAGAACCACTTTGGAATCCAGCTCCAATTACAGATTGTGTATTAAGGTCACCGAAACTTACTTGTTCCAATGCTTCTATGAGGCATTGAAATCCATAGTTTGCAAGACCAAAGTTCGAACCAAGCTTCTGTGCGCAAGCCCAAAATGCACTCATCGTCCTTGAATGTGAAGGGGCAACGTTAGGTCTTGAATGACCAACACCGCTTCCATCTACGTACATCTTGTATGCACCTACCCAGTTTGGCGAATCGAAAGTCTTACCGCCCGAAATAGGGAACAATCCTCCGAATTGCAATGTCTTGTTATCAGCCTTGAAGTGACAATCGGGAACATGAACCATCGTTTCATACTTTGACGCATCATCTACCTTTGTTCCGTCAGCGAAGAACTCCCAATTACTAGGGTCTAGCTTAGCAGCATACACCTTACCATTCACAACTTTCATCATATATCCACCCATTGCTCTATGATACATATCAGCCATGAATGGAGTTGGCAGAGCGAATTTAGGGTTAGAAGACTGCTCCAATGTAATTGATGGGTAGAAAATATTGTTACCCATCATTTTCTGAAGGTCTCCGAGACTTAATCTGCGAAGAGCTCCATCTACTACAATCAAGAAGGTTTGGTCGGTATTCATTGCCGTAACAAGCTTCTTTTCTGTTAATTTAACACCCATATCTTATATTTTTTAATTATACATATTAATCAATTAAAGCATTGTCATCCTCATCAAGCAGGTAATTGCTATCTTCATCAATGAGATAGTCGTTGGCAGGGCGCTGTCTGTATTCTATCTGTTCTTCAAGATAATCGCTCTCAACATCGCCAAGCCCACTCTCTTCGATAGAGAAGGTACAGCTATTTCCCTCTTGCCAAGACTTCTTTGTTATGATACTCCCGTTTGAAGCTTCGGTATGCCATTGCAATTCTACGATGCGGTTAGGGTATTCAACAACCCTTCCGTTGTACTCCAAAATAGCCTTGTTGCTTCTGTATATCTTACCCCATTCAATATCATTGCATACCATGAACTTAGGCTGATTGAAAGAAGGATAGAACCTAGAAGCGGAAAATTGGAACTGAGCAACAGCCTTGCCGCCTATCACCGCCTTGATGGTATAATTATTCTTCTCTACAAGTCTAAGGTCAAGTACAATCTTTGATGCAGAGATAGATATAATCTCGTTAGGGCTTGCAGCAGACGAAGCAGACATCTTAGTCGTTCCTCGATACAGCTCAATAGAGAATCCGCTTGTAATTCTATCCTTAGACTTATATACATCAATCGGAATGTGACGTTCATACTGATTGCCATCAAAGCAAGCGTTTCTCGCATCTGTGGATGCCGATATGATGTTATTAGCAACCTTATACTCATAGAGCGCCAGCTTATCAAGGAATGGGTTATAGGAAATATCGGTATCTTCCCGAATGCCCATACCATAGGTATCTGCACCTTTATCTGCCGTATACAGAGTGATAGGGTCAGCGGTGATATGCAATATAGAGTTCGTTCTATAATCATACAGGTCAGCTTCGAATTGCAACTGCTGCTTATCATTACTTGAAAGATTCCTCTTGATAGTAAGCGAACCACGATTAGATGTATTGCTTGTATCAATGCTATACTTACCGCTCCAAGAATTAATCTTAGATATGTCCTTCCATTCCGTGCCCGTAGAAACCTTCCATACCATATTGGCAAGAGACATATTCGACTGCTTGCTATCCCATGAGTCATCCTTTGCCGTAGCATTGATACTCGGGTAGGCAATACACTCAAATCCGCTCTGTGTTCTGTCTGGGAAGAATTTATCGCCAGCCATAGTCTGCATGAATGGAGACTTAGGCGATGCGCACACTACTGATACAGAAACGTCCAAAGGGGCGAATTTTCTATTCGCCTTATTACTAACTATTGGCATAAGCGTTCCTCCTAATCATCAAGTGTTAAATAAGCATCTGCTGACACCGATACACCGATGATATTTTTGTTTTCGTCAATCGTATCAGCATCCATCACAACGAATCCATCACTGACGTTCTTTGCCCAAGTCATTGTCTCCGAGCGTTTATTCTCGATGTTACCATTGCTATCAGTATAGATAACGAAGGTGACATTGCCAGTTATACTCTTCGGCACTAGTCCTGTCTCGCAGTTGGTAACGATACATCTGAACGTCTGATTACTATCTTCATCAACCTGTCCTACCGAATTAAGGGCAATCTGATAAATATCAGAAATATCATCAATGCTGATACCTGTTCTATACACGGCAGCACCATCAACAACGAACTCAAGGACGAAGAGCTGATGACTATCTACATAGAGTTTGTCCGAATCTCCCGTCTTATCTCTGTGTATAGTGATACCGCTTTCCGGATTTGTGTAAGTTCCTGCAAGGTCTGTTCCGCTGCCACGATACAGATTAATAGAATAGGTAGAAACCTCTCCACCTGCGGAGTTGAATAACCAAGGTCTGAGGGTAGCTTCTGTCTGTCCCTTGCTTAACACAGTAGTATCAGCAGAAACACCTCCGAAATAAGATGAGCCGCCCAACATAGATACCAATATATCAATGCTTTTCTGCATTGGATATATGCTAGCTCCCAATACGGCATCACCCGAATAGGTAAGAGTATCGGAATCTTGATTGACCTTAGATGCGAGGTCTCCGATAATAGAGAGAGAACCATTAGCATGATTTAGTTTGAATCTATTATCAACAGTCGAGGTCTCCCATCCAGTACCGCTAGAGCTGAATCCTAAATTTTTTCCGTTGTAAGCCCATGCGTGATTTGTCAGTGTTACGTTGTTTTTACGTGCAGAGCCAACAGATGGAGTAATGATAGGATGCGTTCCGCTCTCGCTCCATTTTGGCGATACGGTAAACGTATCAGGGTTCAATCCCTGAAAGAGCGGTACGCCATTTGTTTGCAGACTGAGGGATAATGTGTCACCCTTCAATGTTCGTCTGACTGCTGCGGTTGCCGAAAGATGAATTTCTTTTCCCATATTTTTAATCTCCTATTTTTTAAACTTTAATATATTCTTGATGAATTTTTCCTGTTGTGGTCGTTGCCGTGAATACAAATTTTGCAGTATCACCCTTACCCAAATCGTCTTCTGTTCCATCATTAGACCAGACAATATCTATTGAGCCATTGAAGTTCTTAACCTTATCCTTAGTCGCCCAAGCAGCATCATCTACGGAATCATCGGTTTTGCGTGTCACCTTCCATGAAGCTACTCCGTTTGTCACATCTTTATCGCCTAACATTAGCTTGCAAGTAACGTTGTGTGTCTCGCCTATAGCAATTCCGCTATTGACTATATCCGTATAGAGGTATAGCTTTGGTGTATACACGTTGGTGGTAGCCTTCCAATATGGAGAATCCTCAGATGGTTCATCGGTCGTTGTCTGTCCTTCTGGAGAGATACAGAGCCATCTTGTGCCAAGCCATGTAACCTCATCATAGTAGCTGTATTCCGTACCTTCCTTCCAATCACCACGATAGACGGGAATCCAAATCTTCTCTCCGTCAACTGTGGTTATGTGGTAGTACTTTGACACGATGTTGATGCCGTTGAATCCTACATCGAAGATGGATTTACCTTTGAGGGAGTAGGAGTTGATACCTCGGTACATGGTGAACGTAGGTGCGGAATCTCCTTCGGTCTCCATCATCAGAAGGTGCTGTCGGCTTCTGTCGCTTCTGTTACCCATGAGGACGATGGTATCTCCTACAGCAGGGTTATCCGAGCCTTCCATGCAGTTCTCCTTCGCTATCTGAATCCAAGCGAACTTCTTTCCGTCATAGAGCTCGTGACCTTCGGCATCGGTGATTACCTCATTCTCGGTTGATACCTTTGTGACAATTCTCCAGTAGTCCTTGTTGCTGACGTTCTCATAGACACCAGGTGCTATGTTGAACGTCTTACATCTAACTTGGTCTTCCACCTTGAATGAGTTGATTGTTGCGGTTGTTCCATCATCAGCGAGAAGATAGCACTTCCAGCCAATCATTTCATTCGTTGTCTCGCTGAATACCTCCTTTATGTAGCTTATCTTGCCAGCAGCAGGTGAGAGGACGATGTTACCACCAACGTAGCTGAGTTCACGGATGAGCAACGTATTGAATATTGCCTTGCCCCAAACTATCAAGTCAGTGAGCAACATCTGATACTTACCATCGCTTCTCTGCTTTATTGCAAATCCGCTCTGCTCTGCTTCGTTAAAGTCGAGAGACTTCAAGAGATTCACCAAGACATTAGATAGAATAGCGTTACCACTTCCATCTATGCTAAACTCATTTGAGTGACCGAGGAAGAAACCCTGCAAGAACTTCTGCACCTTTTCCCAGGTAACTGTACCTTTTGCGATGTCATCGTTTATCTTTGAGATGAAGTGCTTGCTTCCCTCTGTCGCAACCTGATTCTTAACCTGTGTAGTTGTCAAGCCTGCACCAGTTCCGCCATTTCCGCTTTGAAGCGACGAAATCTGCTGCTGAATCTTTTGGATAGTTCCAACCTCCTTATCCTCGCGGAGAGTTATGTCGTAGGTAGGAATCTTGCCATCTTCTTCCTTGATCGTGAGCTGGTCGATAGAGATGACTCCTTCGATATTGAGGTCTGTATCATTGAAGTTCATCAGGTCGCCGGCCTTAAGCGTATCGTGGAGGCTCTTGATAACTCCGGTATCGTCTGCCTGCGCTTGGTCGTGCTGCCTTGCCATGAAAATCTCATCTACCTTCGGCTGATAGACGTACCTTGTATAGTCATTCTTGTCAATGAATGCTATGGCGTATTTGAGAAGCTTCAGAGATGCAGCATTGACATACGAATCAGGAAGTGTGATACCGGTAAGAACGAAATGGTCTCCTTTCTTGATAGGGTAGTCCTTGTATGGAAACCAAAGCTCAAGAGCGTCGTCCTTGATTCGCTCGATAGTGAGCCTCCATCTCCCATCAACCTTGGTTGAGGATGCTACCTTGAACGTTCGACCACCACACATACCATCTTTCATGGAGATTGAGAAATCGTCGTCCGCTAAATCTTTTATATCGAAATCAACAGCTTTGCTGAGATAAATATCAACATTCTTTACGGTTTCATTATCGCCAAATCTTCCGTCATCATCAGGAGCCACACCCTCATCAATCTCATCAACACGTACGCCACCGATAACCATTTCTTCGATGGTAGGGTAGATTTCTACGACTCCATTCGTCTTATCATCGGTATCGAAGAACTGCGATGCCGAACGAAGACCAATCTGATCGATGTTGATGGAATCGATGTATGGCCTATGCGGGTCAGTAGAGAATCTGTGTTGTTTTCCGGTAGGGTTCACGTACTTCTTCTCCTCATCCGTGAGTGAATCATAGAAGTCACTCAGCGATACATGGGGAAATCCAGGCAGCATAAGCCTGTTGATTGACATATTGTTCGGGAGATTCTCTGCATATTCCTTCATGGACGAAGGAACATTTTTATTGTTGAGGCCGGATGTGATATACATCTTCGTGTTTCCTGCCTTAACCTGAGCGATGAAAGTGTTAAGGTTTTCCCTTGACTCTTCATCACCGCTATCTACCTGCGTTCCCTTGTATTCCGAATAGAATCTACACTTATTGGTATTGTATTTCTTTGTTACATAACCGGTAATCTCAGTCTTGAAATCAAATGTAACCTTAAGTACCCAACCGGAAGACTGATCGCCAGTTTCTCCAGAAACAATATACTTTCTCGGATTCTTGAAATACGTCTCGATATAATCGATATCCAGTTCAAGCTCAACATTTGTGCTAGCTGTAACCACTTTCGTGATATTCGCCACGTACTTGACACCGAGGTCCGCATAGTAATGAGAAGGAAGGTTCTTCTCGGAACCATAGGCTCTTAGTCTTGTAACGACACTCTGGTCGGAATCAGCGTTCTGAACAATCTCATAGAGTCCATTGCCGAGTCCGTACTTAAAGATATGGTTTGCCTGTATTCCGGTAGTACCGACATAGATGTTTCTTCCTCTGACTATGAAGTTTATGTCCCACTTCTCGTTCACAAGCGCAAGGGCCTGCCAACAGGTCTGTGAATCCACTGTGATAGACATCGATTCGATGACGTTATCTATTGTTCCTTCGCCGTACATTGACAGCCAGTCGCTCGCGAGGCATCCACGCTGCACGGAACGTTCCATGTTTCTAGAGTAAATCTTCCAAAGACCTGCACCAATCTGCTCATCGAGGTTCGCCTGGATCCTGTCTAGTAGATCATCCAAAGTCTGTACATAGAATGGGAATTTCGGTAGGGCAGTGTAGTGAAGTTCATTATCATTCAATACCACATCAAGGAACTCTGCCCTGGCAAGCTCGTCCTGCAATGCGTTGAACTTTACGCTGTCATACACGAAGCCCTCACCGTAGGTGTCAGGTCTTGCCTGCTTATCTTTGCCCGGCTCGTAGTTGAGCTCGAATCGCTCGCCACGATAGACAATATAGTCGCCTATCTGGAAGTTGATAGGCACTTCATGCTTGAAATTGATAGTCACGAAGCACTCACCCATCCAAGAATCGGAGTATTCCAATCCATGAACGGTTATCTGCTCTTCGTTAACGTCTGTCAGCTTCGAGCCATCCTTATGATAAATATTCCAAGTACTCATGTGTCAGTATTATCCTAAATTTGAAATCCTGCCATGCGCATCCATAATCGGATTGATATCAGTAACAGGGTCGTTAATCTTAAAAGTAATAGAGAGAATAAGCAAGTCCTCGCTGCCCGGATATCTGTATAGGTCCTGATCAATGCTCTTCAGTCTTACATGTTGCCTTCCAATCTTGTTGAAGTCGCAGTACATTTTCATCATGCCAGACATGCGGAGATAGTCAATGAAAGCCTTGCACTTCTCGTTGGCTCCGAAAGCATCGCCCTTGAACAGGAACTTGACCTTATTCTCGTATGCCGCCATGTAGAGTCCATCCTTGCCGATATATTCGTCATCACCATGCTCATCGTGCCACTCCCTTTTAATAGGTTCCTTGACAGAATCACAAGGCTTGAACGGACTCTCGCTGACGTACATACCGAAGTCGGCGATGGAGTCCTTCACCTCGTTCCCATCGCCTTCCTTCTGCATGTATATCCTGAAATAATCTTTCATACCTTAAATCAACTTTTTATAATTGCAAATATACGAAAAATAGAATAAATATGCAAGAAATATTCAATTAAAAATGCATAAATATACAAGGGCACGAATATAGATCCGCGCCCCCGATTATTACTTCATCTTCAATGATTTTGTTCCGTTAAGAACTCTATTGAAGTTGTCGTTCAATTCAGAAACAGTAGCGTCAATCCTCTCGGCTGCATCAGCATTTCGTAACGTGTTACGAGCAATCGCATTAAGCTGCGACAACTGCGACTTCGCAATCTCGCTCATCTCTGGATAGTACTTAGCTTGTTCTGTTCTCATGACAGAGCAATCGAGCCTAATTGCGTTGAGGTATGAGGCAATCAAGTCTCCTGTCTCCTCCGTAATACTCTTAATGGAATTTCTAGAAGAAGAACTGCTATTATCTGACCATCCGTAAGTTTTCTTAAGGTAATCTCTCGTTGCCTCGATTTGCTTTGAGAGCTCATCTGCGCTGTTCCTTACGTCGGCATACTCGGCTCCTGTGTATTCTGAAATTACATTTCCGTTGGAATCCTTAATCTTGTCATCATTATCTGCGTACCCCTGAGTCTTCTTCAAAAGAGCCTTAATCTTGTCTCCATATTTATTCTCAATCATTGAGTTCAAGATGGTCTTCTTCAGATTTTCCTCGAAATGGTCAACGAGATTGTCTGACGTGTTTGCCATCGTAGCCATAGCATCTCCCCAAGAAGACACTAGGTCGGAGAACTTGTTGCCGGTAAGCTTCTCTGTAAGAGCCTCAATCATGTCATCAGCCTTCTCTCCGTACTGAATGAGCTTTTCCAGGTAATCCCTGAACTCAGAGTCCATACTAGCCCAAAGACCGGTATAATCCTTTTTTATCTTTGAAAGAGTATCGGCGTCCATATTGAGCATATCCTCCATTCCATTGAACTGAACTCCGTACTTTGAAGAAATTTCTCCTGCTACATCACGCCAATTCTGACCATTGTACTTGTACGAACCCTTCCACATTCGATACCAAATAGAATGAGATCCGGCAGAAGCACCAGAATTGAGCCTCTTCTGGGCGATAACCTTGGTCTGCTCAATCTCCGCCTTAAGCATTTCCTGAGCTTCCTTGGATGCCTCTGTAGCCTCTGTACCCCAATGAATGTTCATGTACTCAGTCTTCTTGGAGATGAGAGAATCCCAAATTGAGGTCAGGTTGTCGTACTCAGCCTTCGCCTTGTTGTAGCTGCTGTAGTCTGCACCGAACGCCTTGATGAGCGAGCCGCCAATGCTCAACGCTGCGGAAGCGGCTGCTGCGTATGGACCAGCACCTTTGAGGAACCCGAGACCCTCCATTTTGCCGAGGGTATCAAAAGCCCCGGCTGTACTTGCTGCCGAAGAGAATGCGCCTGATGCTCCACCTACAATTTGACCAAGGATTGAATCCTCTTCACCCATAGCCTTGAACAGATTGATTACCGGGTCAAGAACCGTATTGAGCGCCTGCATCTTTGTCGCAAGTTCAGAGATGGCCTTAGACGAGTCGGCGTATGCTGACTGCTGATCATTCTTCAGACTCGCCTTGGTTCTTACGCCGCCAGCTATTCCAAGTCTCGAAGCATCCTCCTTGCTGATGAATATCTTCGCAGTATCGTCCATACCGCCAAGACGCTCATTTATGAACTTTCCGATAGCCTTACCGCGATTCACCCCGCCGAAGATGAAGCCGAACGGGTTTCTGCTAATCTGCTCATTTCTGAGCTTATCCAAGGCATCCCTCAACTGTTTGATGGATTCTACGGACAGACCAGTAGTCATAGAGAACTGGTCAATCTTCTCAATCATCGAGTTGATGGTAGCGGAAGACACCCTGTCGAGGTCATCAAAGATGGCAACCCAATCAGATTCCTGTTTGAACTGCTCGAACTGAAGCTTTGCCACATTCTCATCGTGAGTCTTTGTGGCTCCGGCCTTGGCTCTGTCTCTCATCTGTGGGTCTTCGATGCCCTTGATGAGTTCAAGTTGTCTCTCGTATTTGCGATTCTCGTCCTCAATCTGCTGGGCAATGGTAGCATTCTTCTCAATCAGGCTAGCCATCAGGTCGATGGTTTCCTTCTTGATTTTATTGTTCTCATCTTCCAGCTTCTTTCGGATATCGTAAACACGAGTCTCCTCGCCATATTTATCCTTGACATTTTCAAGGCTCATTCCCTTAACCTCGTCCGTAGTCAAGTTAAGGCCGGACTGAACGTTGTCGTGCTTTACCGCAATATCGAGCTGCTCCTCCAGGAACCTCTTGTATGTATCAAACTGGACAGTTCCGCCGAAAACTATGTTTTCTGAACCCTTCTTGTTTCCTGTCAGCTCATATATCTTCTTGTATGTCTCATACTGCTCAGATATAGTATCAAGTTGCTTATTGAGTACATTCAGTTCCTCTCTGCGCTGGTCTTCGAGAAGCTTTCGGTTTTCAGTTTGAATGCCAGCCTTCTCGTTTGCAGCATAGTCCAATCTCTCCCTTGTTGAGGCCGGGAGAGTCTTCAAGAGTTCTTTAATAGAGGTCTCATAATTGGTGTAGTCGGAGATAGGGAATCTCTTTTTATCATTGAATATAGCCTCAAACTCTCCGTCATTAGCAAGCTGACCAAGAGCACCTTCTCCATAAAGCTCCTTAAACTTCTTGATTTCAGCATACATCTTCTTGTATAATTCGATGCGTTCACGGAGATTCTTCAGCTGTTTATCTTCTTTGTGACCTGAATTTCTATTTTTTTCTTTCGGAACCTTATTGGACTTCTTTCCGCTTCCGTCATAGTCGTAATAAAGCAAATCTTTTGCGGCCTGCTTTACCGTCTGCCAAGCCGTATAGAGCTCATCGGATTTTTTTGCTTTAGAAGCCTTAGCAGAAAGATACTCGTTCTTGGCTTTATCAATATCAGACTGCGCTGAATTTCTAGCGGAATACCAGCTATCCTCTTTGCCCCACTTTTCTGCAAACGCTTTGTACTTTCCTGATGTCTCGCTCATAATGAGACCGCTATATCTGCTTGGTATTCTTTTCACAAGCTCACTCTGCAAGTTATTCAGCTTTTCGCCACCGTCAAGAACGAGCCTGATAACAGCCTGAAAGTTTGATGCAGCAAGCATATTCTGAAGAGTACGTTCCAGTTCTGGATATTGTCTGATGAGACCGTTCTTGGCATCATTCATCAGCTCTTTCACCTTCGCCTTCTCCGCGTCGTTAAGTGGAATACTTGCCTTTATCTTCTCGCCAATCATCGGGAAAGACTTATCAATCAAAGCAATCATACTATTAGATACCTCTGCCTGTAGCCATGCACTCTTGTCCCCACACCCGAATGCCTGTAAGATAGATGTTCTGATAATATCAGCCTTATCCTCTGGAATACCCATTGAGGAGAATATACCACTCATAGCCTGCATCGCGGCCTCACGCATTTTTTCATCTTTCCCGATATCGCCGAACCTCTTTGCAAGCTCCTTCTTTAGTGATTCTATATAGTTGTCGTATGCAGTTTCATTAGCATACAACTCCTTATCTCCCGTGGAAGCGTCAGAGGCCATAGCTGCTACACGCATCTCTTCTCTCTTCTTGAAGGCATCAATAACATCTTCCGTTGCATCACTCAAATCTGAATAATAACCTCTGTTGCTGAGCTTTGTGCTCGCGATATCATTGGCTTCTTTTAGCAGCTTAATCTCTTGCTCAAGATACTTAAGACGATCAGCGTGACTTTTCTTTTCTTCTGCCGTCATCAGCATATTCTTGTAACTATAAGGGGCAAGTTCTTTCAACTTTTCCTTGTAGCTATCAATCATATTGTCAATCTCCTTTGTGTCGCCACCGGATATTGCAATGTTCACGTTGTTATCACGGAGAAAATCTCTTATCTGCTTGTTTTTATCGGCTATTTCGTCTTGCGTCTGCTTTATCTTTTGACTGAGCTCCTGATACTCACTGATAGCGTATGTGATGCCAAAAGTAACAGCTGTAATGATAAGGCCAGGTAAACCTCCTATAGCTGACCAGATTCCAGCTGCAAGAGTCTTAGCTCCTGTACCTATAACTCTAAATGCAGCCAAAGCCGATGCCTGGAATCCTGTCCACACATTCTTTACAGAAGACAAAGTGGTAGTAAGAGACATAGAGCGCATTGTCGCCAATGTGCGCAGCATCTGCATACGTACTGTCTTTTCTCCTGTTTGTCTCAGAACAATACCTCTATATATGTTATATTGCTCGGCGGTGATTTTGCCAGATAATCGCAACTGATTGAGCTTCTCTGTAGTTAATGCTCTTGCATTAGCCAACGCTCTCAAATCAGCTCCTGTAATCTGATTCTTCGTTGCGAGAATCCTTTGCTCTATCTGTGTTAGAGCCTGGCCCTGCAACACCTTATTCTGAATATTAGATGCAAGATTTGCCTTATTCGAAAGAAATCCGGAAGCCGTATTGCCAGCCGCCATCTTCTTGAATGCGTAGCCGGCGAATATTGCGCCCATAGGCATCGCAAGAGTGTGCAGGGATTGAACCAGAGCTGTTGCTCCATCAATGGCGGTCTTGAAGAATTTACCAACGAGTGCATCGCCACTCGCAAACTCGGCAAGCATGATTTCCCAGGCATCCTTCAGTTTATTGTAGCGTCCGAGCAAAGTCTCACTCAGAACCTGCTGCATATTGTAGAACTGACCACCAGCATCAGTCATCTGCCAGAAGATAGACTTTACGTCATCGAAACTTACTTCTCGGTTTGAAATTCGAGTCTTAATCTCTGATGTAGAGACATTTCGCCCCTCCTGCTTAGAGTAAAACTCTGAAAGTTTATTAAGCAGAGGAATACCTGCATAAGCAATCTGGCGGAGTTCCTTACCATCGAGCCAGCCACGAGCCTGAACCTGACCAAATGCCAATGCGATACGGTCAAAGCTAACACCAAGACCGGAAGACATATCCGCAAGCCTCTTGGTTGTGTCATAGAGCTGGTCGTACTCAACTCCATACGCAGCCAACTGCTTAACATCTCGGTTCAATTCAGAGAATGTAAATGGCGAATTAAGAGCGAGTTCCTTAATCTGATTAAACATTGTGTTCGCATTCTGCATATCACCAAGGATGGACTGGAGGGCAATATGTTGCTTCTCCATCTCACCACCAGTAGTAATGATGCTCATAGCGAACTGCTGAGCACCGAACACAAGACCTCCCTGCAAGAAAAGCGACTTCAAATCCTGTACGGTTGAATTCAGCTTTCCCGCATGGCTATTAGCTTTCTCAAATCCACGAACCAGCTGAGACTGAATCTTAGCTCCTGAGTCAACGATAGCCTGCTGACGCTTCTGTTCAAGCTCAACACCTCTTTGAACTTCTCGGTTTATTGCCTTCTGGTCTTGAAGAACCCTTGATGCCAATGTGGTATCGTGACCGCTACCGATATTGCCAAGCATACCGAGGCTATCCTTCCAGTTTTCTGAATTAAGTCTTCCCTTAATATTTATAAGGGCTCTCATTAAAGAAAGAAGTCTGTTAATCTCGGCTTCAGCCTTGCTCACATCTGCACCGATAGAGATGCCCCTGCTGTATTCCGAGCGAAGCTGGCGAACCTTATTTCCGAGAGAATCATACCGACGCTCCGTGTTCTTCAAATCATTCTGGCGTTGCCTCTCTGCCTCTTTTGCCTCGCGTGCTGCGTCCTTTATAACCTTTGCATAAGTATTTGCTTTATCTATAGCATTAAGATACCCGGAACTCTTTACGACATCAGTTGCTGTGAGTCCTGTGATAGGATGAATACCTCTGTTATTCCTGATCTGTTCTAACTCAGTTCTGTATTTAGACAGCTCTGACAACGACTGACGTATGTTGTTCGTTGAATCGACTCCAAACATCTGTATGCCTTCACCATGGCGTTTGTTGATTTCGTCAATAATAGAAGATAACTTATAAAGTTCTCTCTCTGCCTTGTTTGCCTCAGTTGCAACGCTGTTAGGGAATATGTTGAATCCAGCACCTTCCTTAGACACCTCTCCGAGTATGCGACCTATTTTATACAACCCGTCCTGGACAGACTCCAACTGCTGGAGTTTTTTCGGACTAAAGAAATCTTCGCTTGAAAATACACCAATGTTACGACGTAATTCTTTAACGAAGTTGTTTAGCTTTTCAAAACTACGACCTCCCTTATCTCCAATACCTTTTGTTGCTTCGGATATTGCTTCCAAAGCATTCTGTGCCTGCTTACCAGTAGCATCAATCTTGTTTAATTCTTTGGTAATCTTTTTGGTTTCCTCTTCAATTCTCGATTTAAGAGTGAGCGAGAAACTGAGGTCTCCCATATTTCCACCTGCCATATCCTGAATATTTTTAAAATTAGAGTTTATTGTTTAAGTAATCAGCAAGATTTATCTTCTTACCAACAAGACTTCCTTCTTTCTTCTTTTTCTCCATCCACCTGTCGTATAGGTCATCCATCTCCTTCTTGGTGTGCTTCTTCGGACCGCCTTCCTTTTTTGTCTTTGGATAGACGACAAGAGGCTGGTCTGCAACCATGAGGTCAATCTGCGCCGATGAATAGCCCCACCAGTAGTCGTAGGCTGCGATAAAGTACTTGCGCTGAAAGAGGAAACCGAACTTCTCCGCTAGTGAGAAGGCTGCTCCCCAGCTGGTTCTGCTTGGATAGCTTTTGCTTCGCTCCTCGTCATCGTCATCATCACGTCCGTCATCCCGGTCGCTAATATGGTAGCCAGTGAGAATGCGTTCGATGGAATTTTTTTTTTAGAAACATCGAGGACTCTCAGAACCTCGGACACGTCCACATCCTTGATATAGTAGAGCCAGCGCCAGTAAATCCAATACAGGAATCGTATCTTCCAGATGTTGTTGAGGAGAATGCAGACACAAATCTTGACGTTGCGTTTCCATTCATTCTTCTCCTTTGCCCTGATGTGGGAACACTTGCTCATGGTCCCCTTGCGAAGCCAGCCGAGCTTGTGCTTCTTTCCTCTGAACACGAACTCGGTAGGCTCGTCGTGCAGCACGCTGTCTAGCAACTCCTGCAAATCCACCGAAGGCTGCTCTATTTTCTTTTCTTCTGCCATGATTGTATGCTATTAAATGAAGAAGGGCAGCACGGCTGTTGATTAGCCTGCCGCCCAACGGTTTGTTATCCTGAATCTAATTACCTAAAGAAGCCTTTACTTGATTAAGCGCCAGTGCCTGGTACACTTGCAGCTGGAGCCTTAGTAAGCCAAGCGATGCTACGCTTACCTGCACCCTCGATAGAACCTGAGAACTTAAACGCAACAGGCTCAGTACCGGAGTTATCCCACTGCAATGTAGCGTAGAGAGCGATGTTGGTAATAACCATGAGGTTCTCCTTCTCGTCGTCAACGATAACGATAGTGCCCTTGATCTTGAACTTCTTAGGCTCAACAGCGATACCTGTAAAGCCGGTAGTAGCGTCGAGGGTAGCGTCACCTGTACCCTTCAGAGTAACTTTGGTCAGCTCAGTGATAGCATCCTCGCCGAACATAATTGTCAGCAAGTCCTTTGCCTTTGAAGGAACAACGAACTCGACATTGAAGTCGCCGAGCTCAGCTGTGGTTGCCCAGTCGCCTGCAAGACCGATAACCTTGTAGTGGTTGATGGTTGGGTCATCCATAGTCGCCTTCAGCGAGTCAACGGTAACCGGAAGCTCAACCTCTGGGGTGATGTCAACTGTAGCCTTGCTCAAATCGGTAATAGCCTTTGAGTAGAGCAGAGTTTTAGGACCATTGAAAATGTCCTTCATCTTATCAATAGTTGTCATAGCCATAATCTAAAATATTTTAAATTGTTATACCTGAATACTTATTTCGTGCGTAACCTTCCCTGTATGATCGTCACGGAAAAACCGGCGCCATCGTCTGTCTGTAGTGTTATACGAGGATTTGAAACAATGAGATTTTTTGTGGAGATTGGAAATCTGTCCATAATCTCCTGGACTTTCTCGTCAACGCTAGAAACATCAAATGTGTTCGGATTTCTTGCTGAAGCTTTATCGCGCACATACAATTCGATTTGAGCTGTAGTGGTGAAATCATTGTAAACTCCACTTGAGTTCATCTCGTTATTGTAGATACTAGATGGAAAGTATACCACGATGTAGCTATTGATTTTCGTATCAACTGCTTTTGGTCGGCTCCGGGAGTAGAGCTTGTCGCAAATCCCCTTCATTGCATTACCGACATCGAAATATAGAGTCTTAATACTAACCATATCTTACATCGATCTAAAGTATCTAACCAAATATTCTCTGAGAGAGGTAATTACGTCGTGACCTCTCTTTACCTCGACAAACTTAGCGTAATCCACGCCGGCAACTAGAAGCATCTGCCATGTAGCATCGTACTTTCCTTTGTTGTGTTCCCTTGAAACAAGTTCATCCCACGCAGCGTTCGGACCATATTCGCCACCTTCTCCATATTCACCCTTGAAAGGTCTCCGTCCGCTGTCTTTGAAGGAGAACGAACTGCGATAATACTTTTCGAGGTTGTATCTCTCTCCAGCAGCAAGGGTTACTCGGGTTGGCTCTGGACCAGGAGCATAATGAATTGACTGCAATGAGCCGTTGTAATATGTACCGATGGCGGTTGACTTGTACAAGTTACCGGTTACGTCATCATAGTTGCGAGACTTGTCGGCAGCCTTCATTGTCATTTCAGCCGCATGATCCATCTTCTGCTGCATCTTTTCTACAGCCATCTGACGAATTTTCTTCTCGACCTGTAAAAACTGACCTGATAAACTTGTCATAATCTAAACCCTTGTCAAATTCCAATATACAACAGTCCTGTTATTATCCGGCTCGCAGTCCTTAACCATACCTACCTCGGTGTTGTTGCCGACAGTGGAGTAGATGGTGTCGCCGTCAAGAGGACATCTGTCAGCATCCCATTCGTCATATCTGACAGGAATCGATGCCTTCCTCTTGTTCTGATCGACGTTCTTGTCTCCCTCTGTAGTGGTATCGGTATAGCTGCGGCCTTCGCCATAGTAGAGAATGATTTCCTTGTCCTCACCAACCGGAGCATCATCATCGGCAAACGGGTCATCAGGGTCGGCTTTTCCGACGACCTTCCTCACGATCTTGATGATGTGAGGATATCTTGGGTTTCTGATGTTTTCCTTTTCCATACGCCTTATTTGATGATGTGAGGGAGAGGTTCTCCCCAAGGAGAATAATTCGCCCTCTTTACTCCGTGGGAGGTCACCCGGAAGGTGGACTTCTTCTTGAGCATCGAACCAGGCTCCAGCTCCGCATAGATAGCATTAGCCTCTGCCTTCATCTCGCTCCTGTCGTTGTCCGACATATCGTAGCCACCTCCCGAATGAGTCCATCCGTTATCGGAGTCGGAGGTGTTGTTCACCTTGCTCGGACCAAGAACAAACCATTTCAGCATGTCGGCATAGGCAAGTCTTACCTTGTCCTTGTCGCAGGCTTCGAGGTCGATGCCATTTTCAAGTTCCCTGTCGTGCATAATGCCCAGCAGTGCCTTCATCGGCATCTCGAACTTCACCTTATTAATAAGGTAGTCGTTCACAGTGTAAATGTTCATCTCCGAATCCATAGTCATACAATCTAGTTACGTTAAAGAATTAACCCTTCTTGGTAATGTCGATAATCCAACGGTAAGGAGAATCGAGCATGGCAGGAACAGAAGCGAGGAACAAGTCTGTCTTGAACTCCTGGAACATACCGTTCGCTGTGACCATGTTACGAAGCAAACCGAGGCGGTTGTTGGTCTGTGCCCAAGCAACATCCACGAGCTTGTTACCGAGAGTGTCGAAAATTCGCTTATCGAGAATTTCCTTGCGCATGAAACGCAAAGGCTTGCCAGCAGGGCGAAGAACGACTGTTCCGTCTGCCCAACCACGAATCTCTGTAACTGTACCATCGAAGCGCTTGTTGTGCTCAACCTCATCAACAATCTCGATAGGAGAAAGACCGTTGAGGTCAACAACAGACTTCAAGAACATTGCGTTGTTTGGACCGTAGTTTTGCAAAACTGCCACAAAGTTAGCGTTCGCCCAGCTCTTGTACAACTCAGCAATCTGCTTGTTCTTCAAGAATACGTTATTGTAGTCGTTCTTGGTCATCTGCCATACGAGAGGTACACTGCGGTACTCGATGTTCTCCTTGCGCCAATCCTCCTCAAACTTGCGCATCTGCTCAAGCAAGTCGCAGCTTGGATCGTTCCAGGCAAGCGTACCCGCCTTTTTGAAGTTCTTCTTTGGAACCTTTGCGTCATACAGAGGCTCCTGGATACCACGACCAATCTTGTCGTAGTCGATGAAACCGGTCGAACTCAACTGGGCTGACATGTATGTCATAGTCATGTCGAGTGAGTCATACAATACCTGTACCTTGTCGAGGTAAGCATCAACCAGGTCAGCGTCGTTGCCGAACTCATCCTGGAGAAGCTTCATCTTGTGGTAACGCTCTGTCGCAGTCTCACGGAAGCCGTCAGCAGCGAAGTCTGGGATAGAAGCGGTGTACCACTCAATACCCTCGTGGTCGTTCTGATAGCCCTCGCCGAGAGGAGCACGGAGGTTCATCAAGGTTGCAGGGTTCAATGTACGTGTGCGAACCTTGAAGGTTGCATCACCATTGTTAGATGTAGGGGTGAGATTTGGATCAATGTCACCCTGTGTCAGATACCAGCCGTTGTTACAGCGAAGTACGCCGTCACGATTGACGAACTTCTGAAGGTAGGTGTTGTTACCCTTACCAGTGAAGAACTTCGCAAGCTGCTCGACACCAATATCAATTTTTGCCATAATCCTGAATCAATCTTTTTACGTTAGACAATAGGTTAAATATGCCAGAACTCTGGGTAGAGTGACTTGTTCATCGCCTTGACAGCAGGAGGAACAGGACCCATACGGTCAAGCCACATAACGCAGTCTGGATTCAACATACAGAAGTTGACGTTTGTGCGAGGCTTGTGGTACTTGTCGCCGCCGGCATCGAAATATGGGAAGTCATTGTCGCTCGGAGCAAAGCAGTTAGGGTTGGTTACCATAGGCAATACGGATTCGCCTGCACTTGCAGCCTCAACCAATACGTCACCTACCTTCAATGCACCGAGAGCAGCAGAAAGAGTAACCTTCCAAACGTCACCTGCGGTTTCATCAGTCATAGCCTCAACGGCAGAAACAGTCACACCCTTTGCCTTGGTCTTGAAGTCCTTCTGGCCGATCATGATGGTGTCGCCAGGGAACGGGATGTGAACGAAGCCGTTACGAACGATGTAGATGTCTGTGTCTGTAGGCGCAGCAGTAGCCTTTGCCACGCCGTAGGCCTTCAGAATCTTAATGGTAGCACCAGGACCTTCGTTGCCTGCTGTAAAGCCAAGATCGTGCTCGATCAAGTCACCGGCATAAATCTTAGCCTGACCCTTGAATGGGTTGACAAGCTTACCACCAATAGGTGGGTGAACGAAGGCATTCTTGATAAGTGCCTCAAGACCGGCAAACACATATCGGGTTCCGCCGACCTTACCTTCTGTCTGAATGATGGTCGCACCGTGGTTCAGCATACCACGAGTACCCATCTGTTCCATGTAGGAAATAGAAGTGTTGTCCATAATCTTTTTACCTTTTTAAAATTGTTATCCTGAAATTACTTCTTGTCTCCACCGCCGAATCTCTTCTTTCGACGCTCGGCCACTTCTTCCATAAACTTGTCATCATCTGTGGACGTGCCTCCGCTAGACGTGCGACTGCCTTTTGCAGGAATACCGTTTTCACCGGTAGCCTCCTTGTACTCTGCGGTGTAGATTTTTTCAGCCTTAGAAACCAGGTCGTCGATGTCGGCATCTTCGTCCGGAATCTCCAGCTTTGCGATTGCAGCATTGAGGAAGTAGTTCTTCATTTCAAGATTTGCCTTGTCGAACTTATCCTTCAAACCTGCCTTTACAGACTCGATGGTTGCCTTCCTTGCAGCCTTCTTGTCCCTTTCTGCGTTAGCTTCCTTGAGGGCTTTGATTTCTTTGAGAAGCTCGTTGTATTTGTCGTCAGGATCGTCATCCTTGTCAGCCTCCTTACGCTTGCGCTCCTCTTCCTCTTCCTTCTTCTTGCGTTCAGCCTCCTCCTTGCTCTTCTTTACCTCGTCAGAGATATTCTTGTGCAAGTTGCCGTTGATACGCTTCAGACGGTTTGCCAACTTGGTAACCAACTTGGAATTTGCTTCCTCGTCATCACCGAAATCTTCCAAAACATCATCAAGTTCCTCATTGATGGTCTTTTGGCTAAGTTCTTTGAACTTGGTGGTATCAACCTCCTTGTTCACTAATGCTAAGAGTTCCTCTCTTGTCATGTTGTTTTTTGATTAAAAATGTTATCCCGAAAGTGGTCCCTCCACCTCGAAAACGTATAAATATACCTTTTATTTTGCAAATATATGAATAAATATGCAATTATCAAAGAAAAATTGTATATTTTTGCAGTATTAAATGTATATTTATGCAGAAAGATGTATTTTCAGGATTAAAATTGGATAACGGAGAGCCTATTTATACTCAAGAGTATATCCAATCATTAAGAGACGCCGATAAGAAACATCCCGACAAGCTGAAGATTATTGCTCAGCGTGGCGGTCAGGAGCGTATGCTATCTATTGATGCTGATATTAAGATAGTTGGCGGCTCGCGAGGTGGCTCAAAATCGTTCTCTTCCCTAATGGAAGTTCTGAAGGATATTAAAAATCCAGATTTCCATGCAACAATTCTTCGTAACGAAAAAGACGACTTGCAGTCCTTGGTGACAGACTCTTACAAATTGTTCTCCCAATTTGGAACTTACAATAAGTCACAGAACGATATGACCTGGAACTTCGACAACGGAGGATGGCTCAAATTCTCGTACTACGCAGGAGCCTATCAGGATTTCAAGACACGATTCCAGGGGCGCCAGTATGCCTATGTCTGCATCGATGAGGGTACTCAGTGTCCATACAAGAAGTTCAAGTACCTCTTGACCAACAACCGAAATGCAGCGCATATCCGAAACCGCTTCTGGATTACCTGTAACCCAGACCCGGAATCTTGGGTGAGAAAGTTCATTGACTGGTGGGTTGACGAGAACGGCTACATCATACCGGAACGGGACGGAGTTATACGATACTGTTTCATGGACGGCGATACGCCTGACTCAATCTACTGGGGTAACACGAGAGAAGAGGTGTACGAGCAGTGCAAGGGCATTATTGATAGCCTTTGGAAGGATAGCTATGAGGAACTTGGTTACACAAAGCTCGAAATGTTCATCAAGTCGGCAACATTCGTTCGCGCTGACGTATCAGAGAACATTAAGCTTATCTCTACCGATGCCTCATATCTCGCCAACCTTGCCCAACAGGACGAGGAACAGCGTATGCGAGACCTTGAAGCCAACTGGAACTGGAAGGCCGCCGGTGATGACATGATCAAGATGGAAGACCTTGATGAAATCTACGACAATGCAGAACAGATAGGAGATGGAAAACGCAGAGCTTCTGCCGATATTGCTTTCACCGGCGGAGATAACTTCGTAATGTGGCTTTGGGAAGGATGGCATTGTAAAGACTTGGTTGTGCTTAGGCTAGACCCTAAGACACTTGTTTCGGTAGTTGATGCTAAGCTGAGAGAGTGGGGCGTTGAGGAATGCAACTTCACTTACGATATGCAGGGTATCGGTCAGTACTTTAAGGGATTCTTCAAGGATGCCGTTCCATTCAACAACCAGGCAGCACCTATCGCTAGGAATCATCAGGAAGAAGAAGGAATCAAATACCTCTATAAGGATTTGAAGTCTCAGTGTGCTTGGTTATTCTATAAGATGATAAAGGAGAAAAAGATTTCCATCGACTCGGCCCTGCTTGAAAGAAAGTATTCAGGAAACGGATTTGACAAGGTCCCTCTCAGACAGATTCTTCAGAAGGAGCGCAAGATGCTCAGACGTGACGAGAATAGCGATGATAGGGGATTCAAGCTATTACCTAAGAAGATTGCCAAGAAATATGTCGGGCACTCGCCTGACTTCTTTGAATCTTGGTTCTATGTAATGATATTCAGTTTAACAAAAAAGAAAAATAAAAAGGTAAAAGGATTATGGATGCTATCAAGGTAAATAATGTAAGGGAGCTGCTCGTAAGGAAACCATTCTACGAGCTTACTCCTGCTGGGTACATGAAGCACTCGACTGTAAGCGATGTCGTTCCAGACTATTACGACGGAACGATGCCAGACGATACCATGTATCGCCGCATCAAGACGCAGGCAGACTTCTTGCGTGAGTACTATCCATCTGCACACAGAATAATGGACGAGAAGGAATACCCGGACATCTGGAAGCTGAACCCTGAGAATAACAGGTGGTACTGCCAGAAGATTCAGCGTACAGCCTTTGCGTTCCAGCAGCTCATCCACACGAAGCATCTGCTGCACTTAACCGGCAACGATGTTCAGTTCGAGCTTGCTGATGGTGATGACTACGAGAACGAGAAGAAGGTAGAGGAGAATCAGAAGACCCTCGATGTATTCAAGAAGGGCTGGCTTATGCACGATATGGAGATTCGCTTCTTTGAAGCCGTAAGTGCATATCTGAAGGTTGCAGAATGTGCAATCGTCGGCTTCTTCGATGAAAAGAAGAAATTCTGCACACGAACACTCTCTTATGATCGAGGAGATATCCTGTACCCTCACGTCGATTCACTCACTGGCGACCTTTTGTGCTTTGCCAGGAAGTACTACGACTACGACGATGAGGGCAACGAGAAGACCGAATATGTCGAGGCTTGGGATAACCGGAAGTTCTACCGTTTCAAGAAGGCTGCCAAGTCTGGAAAGGTGAAAGAGGTAATGACGAAGATTGCAAGGATTTTCGGAATTGATGACTACACCCTAATTGAAGAGAAGGACCACGGCTTCCAATTCGTACCGGTAGCTTATGCACGTAACGAAAACGGACCTTGCTGGTTTATGGTTCAGAAGAACATCGAGGACTACGAGGAGGCATTCTCATATCTCTGCGAGAATAATAAGGCGTACGCTTTCCCAATCCTTACGCTCACTGGCGATGGTGAGGATATTTCTATAACCGGCGACGATATGACCGGCTCTGCGAAGACAATCATGATTACGGACACTAACGGCAAGGCTGAATTCTTGAATGGAACGGATGCCTCTGATGCCTTCGCTACACAGCTCAACAAGTCGTATGACCTCATCTATGAGCTGTCATTCACCGTGAAGCCACCTGAGTTGAAGTCCGGTGACCTCCCAGGTGTAGCCATCAAGCTTCTCTATTCTCCTGCACTGGAGGTTGCAATGAACGACGCACAGGAGTTACAGCCATTCCTGGATAAGATTCTCCGCATCTGTCAGTTCGGCATCGGTACTGATGAAAACTGCGTCGCTACAATGTCTGGGCTTCCAATCAACGCGTGGATAAGTCCGTATGTTCATAGTAATAAAACAGAACAAATTACAAATCTTGCAACTGCCGTTCAGAACGGATTCCTATCGAAGCAGACTGCATCGGAGCGTTGTCCTGATTTTCCTAAGAATGCCGAGTGGGAGCGTATCTTACGAGAAAAGAAGGAAGAGGATCAGCAGGACCTACTCATGGATATTCAGCGTGCGGATAATGAGACAGAGAATGCCATCGAGGAGCAGGAAGCTACTGCGAGGATTCAGAACGGAGGCAATGGTAACGTTCGTACCGGTAATGGCAGGAAGGCAGGAAGACCTAGTGAGGGTAAGAACACCGATAAATGGGGAAACAAGCCTCAAGAGAATAATTGGAAAAAATACGATCAAACTCATTAATAGCTTATGGATGAGTTAAAACGTTCTGTCGATTACAGCAGGAAGCGCTTGCAGGCAATCCGAAACTGCGAGGAACATGTTGCAGATATTCTCTGGAAATCGACACAGAAAATAATTGCCGCAAGTAAGCGATACAGAGGTGCGGGCAGGCTCACAAACGAGTCAGCCCTGCTCTCTTACGCCAAGAATGTTACTGCTGATGCAGAGGAGAGTATCAACAGTTACATCTCTGCTTACTCCAAGGCTTCGTGCAAGATTCTCGGGATTGACAGCGAGAATATAGAATCATTTCTCGTCAGCGACATCTACGGAAAGACGACATCCGAAAGAAACGCTGTCTATCTCGGAAACTTTGCTGAAGATATTGTAAGGATGATCAAGGCGGGTACTCTTATGGGATATTCAGACCAGCAGCTCCTATCTTCCATCCGAACCGGCTACAAGGACCCATATCACACATCAGTTATCACCAAAGCGAAGAGAAAGGATATCAACATCGATGTTCCTTCTTACGGAAAGGGCTACTACAAGAACGCCTATCAGAATATCGTAAGAAACGCTTCTCAGGTGATTGCTTTAGCGTGGGGACAGGCAGAGCAGGAATATGGGCAGGAGAACAAAGCTATCGGGTTTTACGTCAAGAGAGGAAGTAGCTATTACTGCGAGCTTTGCCAAAGCGAAGCTGACGCAGGCCTTCATTCTTTCAAAGACCCATACCCTCCGTATCACCCTAATTGTCAATGTGTAACAATATTTGCATTCAAGGATAATAAAAAGAAATAAGATTATGATTGAAGAAACAAAAGGATACACGTTATCCGTCGATACGTACAAGAAGGCGAAGGCTCTCAAGATGAAAGACCCTCGCTATTACATCTATGCAAGCCTCCGTGGCTCAGGTATGCCAATGAGGGATTGTTGGGCAATCGCCTTTCAGGGAGAAGGATTCAACTGGGAGAAGTCTTTCCTTGAAGGAGAGATGAACAAGCTCGAAGCCCAGGAGTCCGTCCAGAAGAGAATCGCAGAGGTGCAGGGCAAGAAAGCGAAGAACGAAAATAGCGACGAACTCACTCAGGAGGAACTCATTAAAGCTACATCAAAGGAAGAGATTCTTAGAAACCTCGTTATCGCTCAGCGAAAGCAGAAATTTGGCTCTCCAGAGTGGCAAAAGACGACAGCCATGATAGCAGACTATTCTAAGATTAAGCAGGATGAAATTGATACGGAAAACAATGTGGTCCATTACTACATTCCTCTGTCGATGCCACGATGCTGCGAGGATTGCATTATCTTCAAAAATGGCCAGGCGACCTTTCAAAAGAAGAAGAAATAGTTAAATTCGTGTTAAAGTAACTTTGTTTTACTAGAATTTCTGCAAAACCAAGTACCTTTGTAAGCAGATATACGTTCACAGATTCGTTCTGCTGTTCGTAATTCTGTTTAATTGGTTACGAGGGGTGGTGTCTTCACAGATGCCACCCCTCACTTTTATATTATGAAAGTAGAAGAAAAATATAAATTCAATCAGGATACTTCTCTCCAGTGATGAGCTCAAGCGCAGTTATTACCTGATCATCAAGAAGAGGGTCGTTAAACGTAGGAAGAATGCCGTATGATGGCAGTTTCTTCGTCTCTGCGGCCTCTAAAACGAACTGGAGTGCCTGTACTAGAGAAGTATGGTCTTGAACGACATCAAGCAATTTATCGCTCATCCTTGCCTCCTTCCTTCTTAATCTGCTCTGCCATCTTAAGAATAGTCTCGGCGTGCTTATCGCGGTCGATGACTTCCTGTACGGCCTCATCGCTCTCCTTGCGAAGCTGCTCTTCTGTCTTACCCTCGTCGGCAGCTGCGTTCAGTCTCGCAGACTCACGGGCAAGGTATTCGTCACGGAGTTTCAACTTACCTGCCGTGTATTCTGCATCGCCAGGCAACGATGTATCCGCATACATAAGCTGGGCAAATGCCTCGATGATGTTTCCATCATCCTTGGAGAACTCATAATGGTCTCCTACAGCAACAGGAACACATTCATCGAGTGCAGCATACATTGATGTACCGATAGAGTATTCAACCCCCCATGTGCCGGCAATGTTCGCAATCTTGATGAAAGGAAGCGAGCCTCTCTGTAAATGCTTCTTGATATCAGCAGGGATATCCTCTCTGAGTGAAGCAACTTCTTTCTTAGACAAGCTCTTGCTGAACTTCAGCACGGTGAAGTGTCTTGTCTTGATAGTCTTTCCAAATGGTAATGCCATGATAACAATATTTTAAAGTTCAACTTTTATTTCCTTATACTCGAAATCTGTGCAAGATGGATTCTCCTCAGAAGTAAACCTAATCTCATTAGGGTGGTTACAAGCTCCATTCTTGAAGAAGAAGCAATCCTTGCAAGTGTAATCAGTCTGTTCCATGTTCCTTACGTTTTTGATATTCCATCAATGTCAAGATACAATAGTTAGCGCAGTCAAGAAGAGCATCTTCCAATGGCTCATTAGCAACTTGCGCCTCATTATCCTTCAACGTCTTGATGCGATTCACCTTCTCTCGTATCTTTCCGTATCCGTAGTTGATACCAAGCTCATCATACATTTCGGAAAAAGCATTCCCATAATCGTGATTCTTACGCTTGTAGGTATTACTCATCTTGTCGGTGATAGACTTGAATGTTTTAGCATCTTCAGCAGATGAACACTCGTGTATCTTTGGTTCAAGATTTTCTTTATTCAAAATTTCTCCACGTTTCATAATATCTTTAACTGAAAGCATGAAGACCTCGTTTTTAATCTCGTCACAAGTTACTTTTACAAATAAACAACAAGAATTGTCAATGGAAGGAATAAAACACCAAATCGGACTATCTATAACCTTAAAAATAGGACGGGTTGGGGTTGTAATGATTTTAAATCCACCACGAATCTCTAAATCTGTTTTGTACCTTGGTAATACAGGGCAGTCTTCGCCCATTATTTGATAATGACGAAATCTTGCCACCTCTTCTTCGTATTCTCTCACTCTGAACGGAAGAGCAAACTCTAATCCTATCTTAATATCTTCTTTCTTAATCATAAGCTATTTCCTTCTATATTAAACACCATAACAAAACCAAAGTAAACCAGCAACTTTCATCTCTTTTTCAGAAAGCAATTCAAAACAATCAAGGTTATAATCCTTACTGACACAAACCCTAATTGGAGGTGCAAATTGTTTTTGTTTCACAGCGATTGTATATAATGATTCATTGGGGAAAACTGAATTTACATCCTCAACAACCGCGCACATAACCATGCCATCTTTTCTGACTTCCGCATAACTTTCTATTTTCTGCTTTAGCTTTCCATCGGAATTATTTAGAAAAAACTCTTTTGGCGCAAGGCAAATGTCACCAAGTTTTAATTTCTCGTTTTTATCCATAAGCTATTCCTCCTTATCTTTAATTTCAACAAAATCACCAATACCCAAACGAGCCTTGTTGATGCAAGACGCAATCCAACCTATCAGATAGGCAGAAGGCTCGCCGCCATGTTCCATACCAATATCATCCTCGATGACATCGCATGCGTGAGAAGCCTCATGACAACAAACTCCCATTCTCATAGAATCCTTGCTTGCAAAATTAATAAATGAACAAAGCCTCTTATTCTCCTTTTCTCTAACTGTATCGTAGGTTATTGCGTCAGAATTAGAGAAATCAACCTTCAAAACCTCGCCATCTCTACCTTCAAAACACTTATTAGCGTCTTCTTGGCTCATGCCAATAGCGACACATAACAATCTCGGATAGATAACAGGGTCGTATTCGTAATATCCTTTCTTCTTCATATTCTCAACTATTTCTGTTTGGAGACAATCTCGATGGCAGACAACAATGTCTTTTCGCTGATACCTTTTCCACTACCAACACCATCTTTCTCTATCTTGTCAATGGAACTCTTTATAGAGCATACTGCATCATTTATGCTATCTGCACTACTCATCGTGTTTTCGATAGCTGATTGCAGCTCACCGAAACGCTTGTCTATATAATCCTTCAATCTTTCTTCGTGCTCTATAACGTTTATAGAGTTTGCGATTTTTGCATGCGTCCAGTTTTCTTCTACACATGCATAATAATCGCCTTTTGTATCATCATGAATCTTGGAAGACACAACTCTTAGACACACGAAATCGTCTCCATCCATTACAGCATACACACCCTCTCCTGATGGGTATAGTTCGGCTTTCGCCTTATTATCCCTACTTTCTCCTTGTATGTATGCGACCTTTCCTAAAACGTTAACTCTAATTTCCATATCTCAACTATTTATTATGTAACCTACCAATATGCCACTTTGAGCAAACCTTGCATAAGTAAGGATGCCAGCCAAGTGCCTTCAACCTCGGAATCTGATTCAGGAACTCCCAAGCATCATCCTCAGTCTCGTAAGCAACCTTTGCCTTCCATGAATGAACCTTTCTAGTCCAATGCTCCGGGTCTGGCTTGAACGGCGGAACCTTGTTCGGATTGTGATGTCTTCTCATAGGCACTTGAATGAAACGCTATTCAACGTCCTGTTCACAGCAATCTCCCTCTCGTTACACATGGTCCTCATGCACTCCAGGGCATCATCGCGGACAGCAATCATAATCTCCTGCATCGAAGCGGTGGCCGGAACAATATTCCCATCAGCCTTCTTCTTCGTGATACGGGATATAATCTCCTTGATATATTCCTTGTCTATCATAGAAATCTGTTTTATAACCGTTAATCATCAGGCTGAATGAAGCTCTCAGGCTGCTTGATGTCCTCCTCACCACGCAATTTATTCTTCACGTCATTGATGAGAAGCTCCTGCTTCAGGTCAATCATCTGCGCGCCGTAAACCAGATACGTCATTCCGCCCTGTGACCTCTTCTTGAAGAAGCCGTACTTGTCGCTCATATCACGCCCGAACTTCTGGATCGTAGGGATATCCTTCTCCTCGACATCGTTGGCCTTGCAGAACTCGACGAATCTCTCGTACATCTCCTTGGCAAGCATGCATTCCGAAATCTCGCCCCTCGCCTCTTGGCTGCACCTCATATCATACGCCCTTATCCAGGCATAGATAGGATTGCTTCCGAGAAGGGAGATAAGCAGCTGTCTCCTGCTGCCCTCAGCTGCCGGGAACCTGTACTTCCTGCTCCTCAGCTCCATCGCGCCACGGAATATCCAGTTGAACACTCCGCTCAGCTCCTCACGGATGATCTTGCTCGCAAGATCCGGGTCCTGCCTCTCCTTAGGGATGGTGACATCGAAGCTCACGTACTGCAAGCGTCTGATGAATCCGAGCGAAGCATCGTCTGGGAACGGAAGCTCATTGAGGTTGAAGATGAGGTAGGGGATTGAGTTCCCCTCCAGGATATCCCTGCCGAGCTTTCTCATCGGGACGGGCTCACCGCTCACGAGTCTCTTGAACATACCGGTGTTCTTCCTTCCGAACTTCTTCGGGTCGGAATCGGAAGACCAGTTGAAGATGGCGTTCCTTATTGGATACCTTCCCCTCATTCCCTCGTCGCCGTCGGCAGTGAGGTCAGCGTAGTCCATCTTGCTTATCCTGTCCTTGCCGAATATGTTGCAGGCAACGTCGAAGATGACGCTCTTTCCGTTGGCTCCCGTACCTATAAGGAGAAGGCAGAGCTCAATCTTCGATGATTCCTTCCCCTCGTACGGATTGTATGCAGTACCTCTCTGTATGAGACCGAGACCAAGGAACATCTGTAGGATCATCCTTGACGTCCTGTCCGGAAGGACCTCCTTGATGAAGTTCATCCACCTGTCGCACTTCGCCTTCGGATTGTAGTCGTAAGGATGATAGTATGTGACATGGTACTCGGGAGAGAATGGCATAACGTTCGGATACTTCAACCCGCTGCCGAAGTCAACAACTCCGTTGGCGAATGCAACGATATCGAATGTAGGTCTCAGTATGTTGTAGCACTCTATCACCTCCATGAATGACTTGTTCATCACCGTACTGATGCCGAGCATCGGAGCCATGGCCAGGTCAAGAAGCAACAGCTGGTAAGCCTGCTCAAGGACTATCTTCGGAACAGCTTCGTATATCTTGCCGTTAAACATGTAGTAAGCACCGTTGTAGTACTTCACCGGAGCCTTCTTCGCCAGACGTCTCATGGACCTGATGAAATTGGACTTCAGCTTGTTGTACTTCTCAGAGTTCGCCTTACCCCAGTCCTGACAACGGAGCTCTTCGAAGCCGTACTCGTCATGCCTCGAAAGGTCAAGCAGCTGAGCGTGCAATGTGTCTATAGCAATACCATTTTCCATTTATGTACAATAATAATATTAATTTTCCGTTATTGTGTAGGATAAACCCCGATAAACAGGGGCTTTCTGAAGGATAACACGTGTCAGGTCGTCCTTACAACATGTCGTCTATAAAATATCGACAATACAAAGATACAGATAATATCCTGAATATCCGGTAAAACCCTAGTAAATAAAGGGTATAAATATACATTTTAGGTATACATTAAATGAAGGATAGGTATACATTTATGGTTTGGTCTGCAAAGTAAGAGTTTATGGTATCAAATGTTAATAAATAACGAATGAATGAATATGCATAATTATCCTTTATGGTGGAAAGTAATTAAACTTTACAAAAAGGCTGAAAAATCGGAAGAAAAAATTTTTAGATGAGGTGACTACCGTGCTGATTTATAGCTACAAAGGGGGTATGGGGGTGTTTCTTCTGAAATTATTACATTTTATGTCGGTTTATATAGTGAAAACCGGCGTGAAACATTATTTTTGTAATTATTTCAAATTGTTGGTTTATATTTATAAAAAATTTATGTAACTACTTAATAACCAACACTTTATAACTTTGTTTATATTCATTTTCTTGAATAATTATTCATTATTAATAAATCGTGAAACATCAAAACTTATTACAATATACTTGACCAAAATATATTTACCATATTTATGCATGAATAAATATTCGTGTTTAACTTATTGAATACATTTTAACTAAATTGGTAAAATGTTATTACATGAGTAGTTAAATTCCTTAACATAAACTGCCACTTTGTCGGGCGTAACTACCTGTAAATCAATTAGTTAGCAATTTGTAAAGATTAATGTTTCTTAAGTTAAATATTTAACAATTACTGCCACTATAGCTTCATAAATGCTTGATTATGAGATAGTTACAAGTCTGCCACGTTGGCGAAAACGTTAAATTATTTAAACCTTAACATCTACTGACAAACGCTGTAATTATTACAAACGGCTAACTAACTATAAATCAAGTACTTACAAAAGGTTAAATGCATAAACACCCAATTTTTTAGTGGCTGTTTGGTATGCTGTTTGCAGTTATGTAGGTAACAAGCAATATTGCTTGTTATTCATTTAAACAATTTAGATATGAACGATTTAGAGATTAAAGGTGCTCAAGGCTATGAGCACGCAAGTACTAAGGTTGCAAGTTATGTAAACGAGTGCAAAGGTAGCGCAGTTTTAGCGCAGAGTTTAGAAGTGCTTAATAGTTACCGCAAAAAGCTATTAAGTGAATGCACTGATAGCGAAGTAGTAAGCGCAAAGAAAGAACTAGAGAAAGCACGTGCGAAGTACAACAAGTTAGCAACAAATTACGTGCTTTCTGATGAAAGTTATTGCAATTTGCAGACTGAGTGTGTGCGTTCTGCTGTAAGTGAGTTTTCACGTAGGCACAAATTGTCAAATTTCTTTGCATGGTTTGATAACAACAATAAGGACGTGCAAACGTCTATTATCGATAGCTTACAAAGATTAGGTAGTAAGTTGTGTTCTTTACATCAAGCATTCACAAGCGGTGCAAAGGTAGCAAAGAAAAAGTCTGAGTCTATTACAGACTTACAGAAACAAATTGCAGAGTTACAAGCTAAACTTGCAGCAGCGCAAAAGTAACACAAACAAGGTAGCTAGAGAAATCTAGCTATCTAGTTTTTCCTACTGGCTATTTGATAGGTAGCCAGTGGGAAATTTTACTCCAGGTTTTTCAACTTGGAGCGGGTCGTCGTACCCTTATTTTTCCTATCACGTTTAAGCGTACATTTGCGGGTCGGTGCCGCATAAGGGAACAAAACAGAAATTTTGGTATTATTCCAGAGAGAGAATTTATTCTCCCTCAGGGGACTAATTGCCAAAATTCAAGAGAAGTATCTCAGTAAATCGAGAGTGCGAGAGGCACACCGAGATGGGAGAGAGTAACGTGTTACTCAGAGACATCCATCCGAGAGATACGCAAAAATTCCTGGCGTGAGCGTCGAATGAGATGAGACGGCACGACGGCTAGGGGATTTGTATCATCTAGCGAGATGAGAGTTTTAGAAAGAAATCATAATTCATATTCTACCGGTTTGGAATTGTCCGGTCGGGCTGGTTACCCGAGAATCAATTGTGTGTGCAATCACGATTTGCAGCGTATCAAGGCGCACACTATCCACGCTGACTGAAATCGGTTGCTTGTCATCCGTGCGAGATTTATCTCCTCAGAAATAAACAAGCTGCTGGCAGAAGCATAAAATCTGTAGGGTGTGAGCCACGTAGTTAAGACGATAAAGATAAAACGTGGTGCAAAGATGCACATCCTGGCTAACGGGGCGGGGAGAAATCTCCGCTCTACAATTATGAACCATTTAAATATTAGAATTATGAAAGAACAGATTTTGAAGAAGATAGGAAAGACGCTTGTACGTATTAATGTAACAGACCAGAGTGCAGAGGATGCCTACGATGAACTCGTTAACAGCAGCCCTCGCCTGTTTGGCATGCTTTCCAGTATCTACAGACTGAATGATGAAGAAGAAAGATTCGCTTGGTCTGCCGGAATTCAATAAGCCTAATATCCCTACGCTTGTAGGGAACAATAACCAAAAATATTAGAATTATGAGTACGCTAAGAATTAAATGCCTCGATATGTGCGAGGTTGAGAGTATCATTGCAGATGCTCAGGAGATTTTGAGTCACGTAGAATTCGGGTCGCTAAAGAATGGTGTGCTTACATTATTCTGCGTGGCGTGAGCCTAAAAATCTGTAGCCAGTACGATAATTGTCGTGCGTGGCTACGGAACAATTACCAATAAAATATAGATATGAAAGCAAGACAGATTATTTATTCAAGTACGATAATTGTGCTTGGAAACATTTAGCCTAAAAACTGCCCTATAGATTTGGGCAGTACAATAATTACAAACCAATTAAATTACAGAATTATGAAGAAGAATATTTTCGTGGCATTGTTTGCCGTAGTGTGTGTTGCATTGTGTGTAGTGTCAGTTACTCTGTATAATTGTCACAGAGCAAACGTGATGCTGAGAAAGACGGTTATAAACCAGGCTAATGAGATTTCAGAGCTTGGCAACAATCCACACACCGAGAGTACGATAATGTACGTAGGTCTTAAGAAGTAGCCAAATCTGAGAGGAGTTTCCGCTCCTCTCTTCTATTAACCAAATATTGAGAATATGTTCAAGACATTAACAAAAGAATTAAGCAAGTGTGAGTTAATTGATATCATGATGGGCATGGACTGCGAGGAAGATATGTGTACACACACATCCATCCAGAGAGTTCTATGTCCTATACATGCGTGCGATGAGTTCGGCGGCGATCCTGAGGATTCACGTTCTCTGCTGCCGGGAACATACCTGGCAGTATATCATGACGAGATGGAGGATGAGCCGTTTCCTATGTTCGCAAAGATTTGCGCCCACATCATTACAGATGAGGACAAATGTCAGATGCTCATGAACGGAGACGGCTGTATTCTGATTTTCCTGCTCAACAAGTACGAGTAGCCAAAAATGTGCTCAGGCATTTTCCTGGGCATACTATGTTAAACCATTAAACAAATTGAATTATGTTAGACAAGAAATCACAGAAGAATTTTGAGCGTGCGCTTATGCATGAGATGGAGAAGATCAAGATTGCTGCACGCCAGTGGCACAATAATAATACCAGAGGCTACAGAGATTATCGTAGCAAGGAGGCTATCTCCAAGAGTTTCTCTGAGATTGCAGTATTGTGTATGAGCTGAAATGTGCGTGACGATTGTCACGCATACTATTCACCAATATTTAAGAATTATGATAGATGAAGACAAGGAGAATGTAGAGTACATACTCTCTACGATTTTGCCTAAGTTGCAGGAAATCCAAAAAAAAGTATTGAAAAATCAATCAAGACTGAGCCTTGATGTTAGCGTTAGCAATAAAAACGGCGAAGGGTATATAAGTTGTTTTGCCTGTGTCATGAATGACATGGGAGAAATAACGGATACTTGTTTTCCACGTTTCATCTGCGTATGCAGCAAAGAGGAGATTGACGAGCGGCTCAACGAGCTTAAAGAGTTCATCAAGAAGTACATAGCCTGAAATTGAGGGAGTTATTTCTCCCTCTCCTATAAACCAAAAATGTAGAATTATGAGCAAATGGGTACAATTTTATCACAAGATCAACAAGTTTGACCTCGTGAGTAAGAGATTTACAGAGGATTTTAGTATCGTTGAAATGGTGGGTATGGATTCTGTCATGCCTATTGACGGTAGACTTAATCTGTCATCCATACGTGATGTAGTACAGAAGAAGATAGAGAGCATGAAGAAAATCGAGAGTTTCGACCCTTGTGCGTTCTCCATCCTCACCGGTCCTACGATTCTGTGTGCTTCAGAAAGTCCGGTGTACAATCTCTAGCAAAAAAAATGGGTAGTACGATAATGTGCTGCCTGCTATTAACCAAACAAAATAGATTATGAGCAAAGAAAAGAAAAAGATGTCTTGGAGCGAGTTCCGTATGTGGAAGAACTGCAAGAAGTATCACAAGAAAGCCGATTGGGGTGATTCTATGTACAACAAGGTACAGGATTTACTGTTTGAACTATTCGAACCATCCGAGATTTTCGTAGACTTGGAGAACTGCCGAATAAACGTATGTATTGGAGCAGCGTCATTCATGCTGGTGTTCAGTTATAACGAGACAAAAATCTACGTCTACGGATATGTTGACCCTCAGTTGCGTGAGCTTGACATGGGAACGCAGAAGATTGGAAGTAACGCACACGAACTCATGTACGAATTCATTGATGCGCAGGGGTATTTCAGAGTGTTCTCCTACAATAGCATAGAGGAATACATACGCCTCAAAAAACGAGAGCGTGACCTGATAGAACAAATCTATGTATGGTAGCCAGACCCGGCGTAGTTATTTGCTACGCCTCCTATTATTAACCAATCAAATTTTGAATTATGACAGACGGAGACAGAAAGTTTCTTGCCAGGCTCGTAGCGAGTCACAAGGCAGTTATCAGCGAGGAGTGCAGACGCAAGAATCTCGACAAGAGCGAGTATTTCAGACGCGTAGCGCGTGCAGACAAGAAGGCTCAGGAGATTGAGCAATCGTGCATGCGCCCTCGCAAGTTCTAGCCAAACATTCTGTGCAGTCTATCTGCACAGAAACCATGTTAAACCATTTAAATTAATGAATTATGGAACGATATTCATGCAAGCAGCTGAAATCGCTTGTAGCAAGCGGTGTGGCAAAGGATGTAACCTACGCAAACGAAAGAAGTGATATTCCTGAAAGTTATACTCAGATCGGGTATGCGGCAGGAATTTACGGTTGTAACGGAATGCTCTTGAAAGGCGAGAGCGGACAGTTATATGCCGTGACAGGTAGAACTTCTGCCATCTACATTTTTTAGCCTAAAATCTCCCCATTCGCTTGGGGAGTGCGATTATTAACTAAATATTAGAATTATGATAACGGATTACTACACAGCCGTACACTGGCTAAAAAGTGCGTTCATCCTCTGTAACGAGATTGTAGAGAATGACGAATCAGTGATTGAAAACATCGAGTATCCAGAGTGGACAAATGACGATGAAGAAGGCAGGGACAAAATCGAGATATTCCAGTGGTTCCTCACTAATATGAGCGAAGAGGATAAGGAATGGATGCAGAAGAATTTCCCTGATCTTATCTTCTCTTACTCAGACAAGCTTGACTTGTGGATTCTTTGCGTAGATCATTTTGGAACGATGTGGAAGGGAGTCTCAACGACTACCAACTGCGAGAATGCGGCAAAGGCTAGCCAGCTGCCGTAGCCAAACCAATCCTCACTCTCACGGGTGGGGATTTCTATTAACCAAAGATTACAGAATTATGAGTGACTTAGAGAAAATTTCGAATGACGATTTACTGAAGTGTAAAATCGTAGAGTCAGTAGAGAATCCTGTTAGGCGTGTGGACCTCATCAAGTGGACGCACGACAATACATACTCTATTGCAGATGTACGCAAGGATACCGGTAAGCTAGATGTCACAGACTTGAAAGCTGCCAGTGACCTTGAGGCATACAAGCATTTCTACAAAAATTATGGCGACATTGCCATATGTGGCTAAAACTCCCCACGATAATGTGGGGAACCATTATGAACCATTAAACAGATGAATTATGGAAAAGAATATTGTAGAAGTTGTTATGAACAACAAGGGTGAAGTTATCGAGAAAGTAGCCGATTATATCGGTGTAAAAAGCTTTGCCGCGGTAATCGAGAGTCTCTATCGTGAGTGTCTTGATGAATTCGATGACGCAGAAGATCTGGAAGAATACATTGCAGATGTATTCGAAAAGGATATCCAGTCTCTTGCATGGGAGTTTACTCACAAGGTAAACAGAGAGATGAAGAAATATCTCCATCTTAACGACCAGCGCATGAATGGAAATTTTGCCAATCTGTACAACGATTATCCTAGACACGTTACAGGTACGTTCTGGGCGACAGACTACGACGGCGACGATTACTACGATTTGTATCCTCAGATGGTAGCCAGACTTGATGCCGCAGAGGACAGCGAACAGGCTAACGAGGATAGAGCATATCTTGAAGAGTGGTATTTCGAAGCCTTCGGTACGTACAACATCAAGTACAATTTCTCGAATGAGCTTGAAGAGGTTCACTCCATGATGGCGGAAGATTATGAGGAAGCCTAACAATATCCCCTAGCATGGGGATATTCAATGTTAAACCATTTAAATGATATTAGATATGAGTTACGAATTTACTAAGAAGGAGATTGGTGATTACAGAATCACCATTTACCAGGATGAGGATGCCGAATGCCCTTGCACAGAATGGGATTTGGTGGGAGTTTACTTCTGGGACTATTCCGATTACGGATACAACAGGGGGCTTTCTCGTGGTTGTAGCAGCGAAGTCGACGCTAAAAATGCGGAGGATGCATTGAAGGATCTAGTTTGTAACTACGTGTCACAAAAGAAGATTATTGATTATATCAATAGTGAAAACGTCGGTAATTACCGTATGCGCTATGACAAGAGTGACCGCATGTGGTATCTTGAAAGTCTGTACGAGGGTGAGTGGTATAACCACGAAGAGTTCTACCCGAGCGACTTGAAGAGATTCGACTATAGAGAGGAACTTTGCGATATCCTCGAAGAGGACGATTTCACGTACCTTCTGCACGATTGTAAGGATATTGCATTCTACGAGTGGTCCTCTACTGGATACAACCAGGGAGATTATGTCAGCGGATATGCCTACTGCGACAAGAAGCGTTTCTCAAAGTATTGTGACAATAATACAAAAAACTGGAGAAAGCGAGCATTGGACCTATTTGAGCATGAGGTTAAGTGCATAGGTCTTTGGATGTGGGGAGATGTCAAGGGGTTCGTCTTAGAGAAGAAAGTCCATTACAAGAAAGTCTTCACGGAAATAGGTCGTGAGCCGGAGGACGACTACGACTGGGAACAGATTGATTCCTGCTGGGGAGAGTACTACGAGGACTCTGACGAGCTGATTAAAGACGCTCTCGAAGAGAATGGAATCAAGCTAAAAGAAACAGCCTAACAAGGGGAGCTTGCATGCTCCTCTTCCATTAACCAAAATACAAAGAATTATGAAATTGAGACTTTATCACGACACAAGAAAGGAGTTCCGTTTCTGTGTTGACGCATGGACCATTTACGTTCCTTACCCGAAGTGGTTACGTAAAGAGCGTTATGACGCAAAAGGAATTTACCTAGGTTGTTCTCCTACGGAGTATGGGATGATCAGGTGTTGCTGGTGCGAGGACGAAATTACGATTACACGTAATCGACCTTATCTCGGCAAGCGCATTGACCCAAAGACAACATCGAAGGCTTTCCAGAAGATTTTCTATAAATTGGAGAAGCTTTGGAACGAGGCAATCACCAAGAACACGAATGAAGCGTGGAAAGCATGGAGCGAAGCCTAAAATTGGTAGCCAGTTGGCTACCTACCAATAACCAAATACAGAAAATTATGGAAAGAATTACATTTGTAGAGAAGGGCAGTAGAACAATCTACAGACTTGGCAGACGTATAGTATGCTACAGGGATGGTTACAGAGTTTATTTCGGTAAGCCATCAGATATTACACACAACACGTTCGATGCACTATCAGAGAATATAGCACATGAGTATTGCCTGAAAGTTTGTGAGCGCAAAAAGTGGGAGAGGGTAAAATACAGCAATCCTGTCGCATACAACGCCCACAGAGTATTGAACGCATTAGCCTAAAAACGGAGGGAGCAATCCCTCTGACATTATCAACCAACAAATTATGAGATTATGAATATAGCGATTTTGGATTATTCGGCATCAGAAGTAAGACTGATTAAGAACTGCCCGGATTCATGGGAAGAAGAGCAGATTGAGGAGTATATCTACGGAGAAGACGGACTCGACCTCAGTGAAAGCAGTACATACTACATGTGCGGTGATGCGGTCAGTATCAAGCAGGAAGAATACAAGCCATAAAAGCGGAGCGTCATGGCTCCGTACTATTAACCAAATTATTAAAGATTATGAAGAGATATTACGTATCAGTCACAGAGCATTTAAACAAGGTAGTCAGCGTTGATGCTAAGAGTGAGAATGAAGCCGTACAGAAAGTGCAGGATGCCTATAATAATAGCGATATTATTCTTGACGCTGACAATTTCTCAGGTGAGGTTATCGAGATCGAACCAGATCAGGAGTACTGGAGAGAATCCGAAGAAGATGACAGCGTAGCACTCCAGCATATCGACTAAGCCTAAAAAGAGAGGGTAGCTCCCTCTCACAATAACCAAAACATAAGAATTATGAATGAAGACAGAATCCTAGAGATGTTCTTCGAGAAAGCCAGATGGCAGTACGCTATCGAGAAAGGCTTATTCAAGGACATGAACAAAGCAGTAATGTATCAGCTTACAACGCCGGAGGCTCGTCTGGCTATGTATCAGAGGATCAAGAGCGGCAATTACAAGATAATGCCGCCACATACAGCAAAGATTCCGAAAGACAACGGAGATTTCCGTACGGTCTACGTGAATGAGCCTGTAGATAGAATCCTTTTGAGTATAGCCAACGACCTCCTGTTCGAGTTGATGCCAGAGATGGTGCATCTACGCTGCACGTCGTACCAGAAAGGTATCGGCTGTGGCCGTGTTGTACAAGATGTCTCTCGGATAATATACTCAGCAGATGGTAAAATCATCGGATTCAAGTCCGACTTATCCAAGTACTTTGACAATGTGCCAATCCGATTCATCGACTGGGCATTTGACAGAGTAGAGGAGAAGTACGGAAAATCTGCGCTGATAGATGTCATCCGTGACTACTATCACACAGATATCTATTTCGATGAGGACAACAACCTATGCGAGAAGTATCAGTCCCTCAAACAGGGATGCTCTGTTGCCGCATGGCTGGCTGACGTGGTTCTGTACCATATAGATGAGATGTTGTCAAATCTTGACGGATATTACGTCCGCTATTCTGATGACATTCTCTTCGTGGGTAAGGACTACGAGAAAGCCATGGATATCCTGAAGAGTGAACTGGAGAAGATGCAGATGACGCTCAATCCGAAGAAGGTTGAGTATCTTGACGCTAATCACTGGTTCAAGTTCCTCGGATATTCCATCAAGGGTCACAATATCTCTCTGTCGTCCACACGCATCAAGACCTTTCAGAAGGAGATTGAGAAGAGGACGATAAAGAAACGTGATACCACGATGACGAAAGCCATCAATGCAGTAAACAGGTATCTCTACAAGGGATACGAGGATTTCTCCTGGGCTACTCAGGTTCTTCCGGTCATAAACGTGAAAGAGGACATCAACAAGCTCAATACTTTCGTCATGGACTGCATCCGTGCGGTCAAGACAGGCAAGAGTAAAGTTGGTGGTCTCGGATACGTAAAGACTCAGGCTGTAGGTTGCATAGACCGAGGCCGTGGAAGAAACGTGAAAGCAAACAGGGGTAAGACAGAGAGCGAAATCAAGGGGTATCTATCAATCGGTTGTGCTCAGAATGCCTTGCGAACGAGCAGGGCAGCGTACAACACATTGGTGAATACTCTGTAGATGAGCATCCTAGCGCAAGGATTTGCCGGAATGAAGAAGAATGTTTTAAACATCCGGTCTCGAAGATCGCGGACCTATCTCCGAATCAGAGATGGTCCTGCGATCCTCTCCACCAGGATATTATCAAGCTAATATAGCTATGCGCAGTATCTTCTGACAGGCAGACTCTGTAACCGAGCACACGGACGCGGAAGAAGGACGGGCAGATTCAGGCTAGCGCCTCTATAACGGGATTTGTCGACGATGCGTCCAAGTTCGCAAGTTTGCAACTTGAGACGGATTGTCGACGAATTCGCGCACAAGGCGTAGCTCATCAATGAAGTACAGAGATGTGCCAGTCCGTATGACTCTCGCAGGTGGCGCACACCACCAATCCCTGACGGATGGCTGAAGTTTATGCAACAGGTCTCTTAACCAGACTCTGGATCCAGGACGTCGTCGTATACTACTTACGACGTCCCAGGATCCTGAGTCTGGCGAATCCTGTGTCAAATCAGAAACATAAAGTATTGTGCCTAGCCACCGGTCAGGGAATTACCCTAGCACGAGGGTAGTCTTCAGAGGAGAGTGAATTTATAGTGCTGTTTACATGCCGCCGGCCTTCACTGGAATCCCAGTGCCATCCGGCGACTTACAACAGCCCTCGAATCAAGCTGCTATAGCTACGTGCCACACTCTCAGATGAAGACAACGTTATTGCCAAACGAGGTACACAAGGAGGTTGCGTATTTATACCCGCTGGGTAAATAACGCGGGGAGTCATCCTTAGAGCAACGATGCTCCCCGCGTAAACCCAGCTGGTTCCAATCATCAGCCTGTAGCAAGACAACAGACCTATGAGTGTACCTACAAACAACCATGTGAATTGCATCACGACTTATCAAGAGTATGAGGTTTAATATCCCGTAAGGTGGAATACCTGCGCCTGCCGATATCTCCGCAGGCACAGGTATCCAGTCACGGGACCGAATCGAGAACATATATCCATGCAACATAATACATGAGATAAGTCTAGGTTATTGCGAGCCGGATATGGTGCGCAAGGAGAATAGATTGTACAATACGGTATCAACCATCCTGAGGATCCAGGTGATTACCTGGATCCGTCAGGACTCAGATACAGTATTAATCAAGACCTTATAGTTACGCAACAGATTCTCTGAGCGCACTCCCATTAACCAATATTTAAGAATTATGAACAGCAGATTACTAAAGAAGCTTGAGGAAATCAAGAAAGAGTACGAAACGTCAGAAGTTTGCATGGGCGAGATGCTTGATTCAGTAAGCGCAGACGGATTCTCTATCGAAGAGGCTCACTGGTTGTATATGCGTGCAATGGAGTGGGCGAACGGAGACAAATTCTATATCCACTTCGGAGAAGACGAAGATGTACTGAGTAAGGATGAACTCGAAGAAGCCAATTTGATAGTGCAAGAATAAGCACTATCCCTATTAACCAATACAATAGAATTATGACATACGACGAGATTATCAATGCAGTTGAGAATGGTGCAAAGTTCACCATCAACTTCCAGAAGAGAACATGTAGGGTGAATGGTAAGATAGTGATGTCCGAGGAAGATAAGCCGAAAGATACACCTTACCTGACACATGCAGTAGTTCTGTTTGCAATAGAACAGAGATATAAGGCATACAAGCATTCTGTGCCTTCAGAGCGTTCTGAATCCCATCGCCGCTACTATTTCAAGGCTTTGCCAGAGAAAGAGCTCTCAGACGAAGATATGATGTACGGTGAGCGACGGGAGGTAGCTAGATGTAAGCTGGAGCTATACATACTGATTCAGCTTCTAAGAGGCAACCTTGCGTGGGAGAACAGATGGGGAAGATGGTTCTGGAAGTCAGAAAATGACAGGGACCTGATTATCCTCAGAGACTGGATTGAGCCAAACAATGGTGGGGCGTAAGCCTCATCCACAAGAGTTAAATAAATTTTTAGTATAACCAATTTAAAATAATTAGAATTATGAAGCAGATTGTAACAATCACTGGTGAGAACTTGAACATCGTAACTAACAATGTAGAGGCTACAGCAGCTACCGGTAAGAAGACCAAGGCGCAGATGCGTCTCGAAGCTCTTAAGGCAGCAGGTGTTGATACTAGTAAATATTTCCCTCTCGGTGATGATCAGATTATAAAAATCGAAAATGGTGCGGCTGTTCCTGTTGATATGGACGATGCAACCATCGATGCGGTAGGCAAGCAGATTGTCGAGGGTGGATACGTAAGTAACTGGAAGCTCTTCCGTCGTTGGGTGATGAGCCAGATGTTCCACATGTTGCGAGACATGGATAAGAGTTATCTGTCATTCAACGAGGTGTTGCAGCGCAAGGGCTACGAGTATCAGTGGCGCATGCTTGAAAATGAGCTCTACGCTCAGATGAAGATGTGTGACCACAAGGACTACGAGAACACCAAGGCGAGATATCGCTGGTTCAACGGTTGCGTAGCACACGACATGGCTACTGACTACATCAGCAAGCTCCGCAAGTACGTGGATGACAATCTTATCTGGAAGAAAGACAAGGACGGAAAGAAGACGAAATCTTTCAAGCATACCTGCAAGGGCAATCCTTACGTACGTCTTCAGAACGAGGACATTTTTGTCGCTGACTTGGATAGAAAGGTATACAATCCTCTCCGTGACCTTGCCAACAAGATGGCTACTGTAGAAGACCACAAGGATCTCTACGATGCCGTTCGCAAGTTCAACAAGAACCGCAAGCATCTCGCGTGGGATACCAAGCAGGCAGATGCATTCATCCATGCTTACAAAGGGTCTGGTTCCTACTACACGATGAGAAACCTCATCATGTTCCATGGAGCAAGATTCATGAAGAACGGACGAAAGATGTCAGAGGCCAATTCTCTGAAGGAACTTGAGTCTAAAGCCAAGCTCTACGATGAAGAGGGTTGGAAGATGCTCGGTGTACTCAAGCAGCTTATCAAGGAAAATAACATAAGCGTCCAGGGCAAGATTCTTGAGTGGAAGAAAGCCAAGAGCGAGAACAAGTAATCATCAGTAAGACGTAAGGTTCGCCACCTAAAGCATGGTGGCCCGGCAGCTTGTGTTTACAAGAGCTTCTACAACGAAGGATCTCCTCCAGTGCATTCACTGGAGGTAATCCTTCGAGCTAAAGCTCTCTAGATCGAACTTATAGAGTAAGGCGCCAGCCGGGGACCATTCTAGCCAAAAGTCGGTTACTGATTCGGTAACCGATTCAATGTTTAACCAATAAAATGAGGAATTATGAAGGAAATAAAGAAGATAATCTATGTAGACAAGCTTACCCCTGCACCCCTTGACAACAAGAATGTCATGCTAGACTGGTGGGAAGAGAATATGTTCGACGACGGAAGCTACGCATTCTCAGGTAATACGTATCTAGGATTCATTGCCGGTGTTCCGGTAATGGCCACCGTCAAAAGCAATGTTGTCGAGCTGAAATGCATCCCGCAGCCCTACAGAAGCACGGACAAGCTTGATGATTTCGGAAATGCAGTCATAAAAAACTTGACTGAAGACGAATGTCACCTAACGACCTACATGGTTCCGGCGTACAAGCAGTACATAGATGACGAGCGTGAGGGAGACGCAAAATTACTAATATCGTTCTCCATCTACGAAGATGAAGCTACGATTTCATTCCACTGGAATGTACCGAAAGATTAGCCAAACATGTCAGTCGTTAGCAGCGGCTGACTACTCATATCATAACTAAATTTTGTTTAAATGGTTCAAAGCCGGTCTGTCGTGAGACACGCCGGTTTTTTGTTCCACAAGTTTAACCAATTAATATTAAAGAATATGACAAAGAAAGAGATTCAAGAGTTAAAGGATATTGTGATGAATGCCAATGCTAGAGAGGTGAATACAGGATACTCATATTCAAGTGGCATCGAGTTTACGTATACCATGGGTAATTTTACGGCTACATTTTTCGTTCGTCTTCACGACGAGAATTCCGCAAGAGAGGTATTTCTCAAAATGCTGCTAAAGAGAGCCAGAGCATCGGAGCCTAGAAAAAACATCACAAAGAAAGAGCTTGACTTGGAATCAGCAAATTCACAGAACCATCTGCTATGGTGGAAGGATAATATCTCCAAGATGGACGATGTGGCACGTGTTGAAGAAAGATGGAAAGAGTTCGATAAAAAATGGGGAGGAATAAAGTTTGCTGATATGACAGATCTTCAATGCAAAGAAAGAAAGTCAGAACATAAGCTGATAAAGAGTGAGGAGAATAAACTTGGCATTGGAAGACTTAATATTCATCTTCTTATGGAAGTAAGACAGGAAATCCCCAAGTATTGGCTGAGAGCCTAACAACATAGGGAGTTTTATCCCTATGTACTATGTCTAACCATTTAAAAATTTTGAATTATGGCAACAGCAAGAAGAGGTACAAGAATGCTCAAAGCTTCTGACATCATGAAGAGAAAGGGCATTGTCCAGAAACAGATGGACATGAACAAGTTCAACGAGGTTATAGAGAATTTCTTTATGACCCACGAGCCTAAGGATACGATTCTCCTTACGCCGAAGAGATTCATCGAGATGGATAACCCGCCAGAGGGAGACTTCATCGACTATCTCGATGTCAGCGTGTGGGAGAAGAAGAGTGAGGACCCGGATGACCCGTTCGACTTCATAGACTATCAGTTCATGAAGAAGAACGGAATGCTCCGTCCTATCCTTATGGTGAACGAGCCATTCATCGGCAATGCTGCCGGGTGGCTGAGAGATTTTTGTGGATTCACTGTGAAGAGCAGAACACGAAAGAAGAAAAAGGAATACATCGTGTCTCTGCCGGTTTGAAGCCGAAAAATGCGTGGAACATTATTGTTCCACGCTCCTAGTATTAACCAATTAAAATTTATGAATATGACTGATATTGAAAGAGTAAAGAGATTCGCATCCGAAAATGATTACCCAGGTGAGACATTGGACACAATCAACTGCTTCCGCAGACATAGTAAGACTCCAAAGGAAGACCTCGACAGCCTGGACAAGGCAACCGATGAGGACTGGCTAGGTCTTATCGATGAGTACGAGGGCAATGGAATCAACTGGAAGGGAGAGTTCTCGGACGTTAACGGAAACAGCGTAACGCTTGGCGACAAGGTTATGTGGAACAATCCGGATCCTGATGATTTCGATAAGTGGTACGAGAATTTCAAGATATGCACCGTAGATGATATATCAGGAGACCGAATATCACTCAAGGACGATGACGGAGATACATTCGATGTAACCGAGGATGAATGTACTTTAGTTCGAAAGCTTGACCACAAGTTCTATGAGGACGAGAAGTATCACTATGGAGTGTGTGGAATGCTCCAGGATATCGAGAATGCCCGCACAATGACGAGCTATATCCACGATGAAGACCTCAGATGGAAGCTTGATGCTGCGTGCAGATGGTTCAAGGAACACATTGAGACTGAGATTGCCAATCACATCGTAGAGAACCAGTAATCCAAACAAGCCTGCCAGGAATGGTGGGCATCAAGTTAAACCAAAACATTAAGATTATGAAGAGAAAAGTATTGAAAGACAAGATTGATGAGTTGCGTTCAACGGCAAAGATGGAACTTGCATGCACCATCCGTGAGATAATGAGAGAGCATAATGTGCTAAAGAAAGAACTTGGCTGGCCTGTAGTTGTCAACAATAGCAGTCTTGTAGATATTGTAGAGGTAGGTAGTGGTGATACTGACATCCCGGTTTTCACCATAAGTGTCGGTGCCGGCTATTATAAAGAACCTCACAAAGTGAGCGCATTGGACGATTGCGTATCGGTCGAGTTACTCGCAGATATTGCGACCGGACTGAATAACGAACTGAGTGGATACGTCAGCACTTATGTGGCAAAGTACAGATTCCTATATGAAGACGGAACTACTGCCGACATGGATGAGCCTTATGTATTCCTTGCAGAATCAGAAAGAGATGCCGAAGATAAGGCAGACGACTATGCGGAGGTATGGAATGACTGGAATGAAGATACGATAGAACGCGTATCAGTCGAGAAGCAGACTGCTTCGGAAGGTTAAATTAGCGTTAAAAACGGCAAAGACGATGGTTTATATTATAAACTTTTCGTATCTTTGCCACTAGTAACCAAAATTATAGAATTATGACAGAAGAAATAAGAATCAAGACAAGAGATTGGGAGAGACTTCTGAGCTACACTCAGCAGCAGAAGTACAAGACTGCCATCAAGCAGGGTTGGTTCGCCAATTATCACAGCAACGCCTGGAGGCATGACACGTTCTATGGCGCATACATCTGGAAATATCCGAAACTTATTAAGGTTGTAAGGATGTTCGAGGAGATGCTTGGACATAAGCCATTATGGGAAGACATCACGGACGATAACCTTCGCGACCTCTTCGAGAAGATCCAGGAGAACTACGCTCCTAACTCGGCAAGAACCGTATGTGCAACCATCAAGGCTGTGATACGTGAGAACGATGCTACCAGGGAAATTCCTAGTCCTACGTTCGGCAGAATACTTAGAGCGAAGGCTGTGCCGGTCCAGTCTGTATATCTCTCTGATGAGGAGATAAACAGAATCATAAAGTACAACCCTCACGGGAAAACAAAAAGATATGTTCAGAGAATGTTTATCATGGAATGTCTCTGTGGCGCACGTTACAGCGACTGCCAGAGAATGACGGAAGAGAACATAGATGATACCGGACACTTCCTCGTGTATGTTACTCAGAAGACAAAGACCGAGGTAAGGGTTCCACTTCACAAGAAGCTCCGCAAGTTCCTCGTATGCGGTACTGGTGACGAGCCTCTTCCGGGTGAGATAGCTGAAAGGACGTTCAATAGAGCACTCCGCGATATCTGTCGTGACTGCGGAATAGATACGAACACGAAGGTGTTCAAGGCAGGAAAGGAAGAGACTGGAAAGAAGTATCGGTTCGTATCATCCCATACCGGCAGACGCTCGTTCGCAACGAATCTCTCAAAGAAGGGAGTGCCTCTTGAGCAAATTGCCGTCATGATGGGACATACCAGTAACGGTATGCCGAATATCCAGATGACACAGCGCTATATCGTCGGTAAGACCGAGATTGACAGCAATACACTGAGATTGTTCGGCGTCTATGAAGAAGACCTCGATAACGGTATAGATGAGGATTAAGCTAAAACTGGAGGTGGTTAGAAGCCATCTCCTGCCATTGTTTAACCAATTAAAATAATGAATATGGTAGAAGATTATACAGTAGAAGAGTTGAATAAACTCATCAATGAGTGTCGGAAGAAGTACGAAAAGCTAGAAAAGGAGACCGTTATGAAGGCTCTGACTGGCGAGATTGGTACGAACTCCGCAATGGTGGAAGAGTTGGAGATTCTCAACATCCACTATCACGATGAAATGGATGAGTACGATATCACTGCACCAGACCTGAACCCTGACCTTATCTATAACTTCAAGATGGCAGAGCGTAATGGCAAGAACGTCATCTTCGAGGCACAGGAGTATCTGAAGATTCTCGGTATGTGCGAAGAGATGTTCAACCAGAAGATGTGGGTCAACGAAGATGGCCACATATGCGATGAAGAAGGTAATAGACTTTCCGCCGACAGAGAGCATCGTGTTTTCGAAGTTGTTAAGTGCGGGAAATAAGATATTTCTAGTTTTTCATAGCTAGATTGTTTAAATGAGTGTCCTCTCTTGCCCGTGAGGGTAGGGGAGGATTTTAAAAACGGCCCCGATTAGCCAAAAAATAGGGAGCTTCGGCTCCTGCAATTAATAACCAAGCCCTACGCAACACGGTTAAGCGAGAAATTATGAAGAAAGAAGATATTAACATACTAGATGACCTCAAAGTGTTTTTGACAGCTTATCAAGAGGAGAATCCGGAAGATGACTGCTGCGAGCTGGTTCGTGACATCTGCAAGGAGAACGGTTGGATTTACACCGACGATTCTTCTATCGGTTATGATGATGAGGATTTCGCCACCGATGGCGAACACATCCTTTCTTTGACTTCTAATGGCTTCGAGGTTCTTCCTAATGACGGACAGGACATCAGCCACAACGGCACCGATATTACGGTTCGTGAGGATGGTGAGAATTTCTATGTAGATTTCAATACCGGTCTGGGCGAAGGCATCTACCCGAAGGCAGATTGGACGCTGGAGAAGGCTATCAAGGACCAGGAGAACATCTATAAAGAAAATAAGTAATCACATCTAAGCCCTAGGCGCATCACGGTGAAGCGCAGACAACATGAAGAAGTTTTTTGTATATTTCGATAAGAAAGTTATCATCGGTTCAGCAGAAGAAGCCGAGAAGTTTATCAATAGCCTAACCGACAAGAACGAGCCGGGTGGCAGAAAGCTGGAGGTTAACGACAACGTTCACGCCCTTCTGAAGAAGATTTATCAGGACGAGCAGGCGGGTAGAAAATTGCAGACTACAGGCTGTAGCCCTTCATCCTTCATCTATTGCTATCCTGCCCTAGCTGATACCACAGAGGAGTGCGAGAAGGCTATCATAGCGAAGGAGGAAGCAGACCGCAAGCGCAAGCAGGATGAGGAGATTCAGGAAAAGCAGCGCATCGCCCGAGAAATCAACGAGCGCCGCAAGGAACTGGCGGCGATGCCGAAAGGTTTCTTTACTGTTTGCCTTTACGCAACCGTCAATTTCTCATATAAGTATTACGAATATGAAGGCTATGCCGAGAATGGCGAGGAGGCATACAAAATGGCAGTAGCGAAGTTGAAGAAAGATTTCGGTGCCCGTCTCTGGGATTACGATAGCATTCTTGATGCAGAAATCATTCCTCGCCTTCTCGGTAACGAGATTTACTCGTTATAACATCGGGGATTTATTACTGGTTTATAGATTATTTTTAGCCCTCGACATCACGGTTAAGTCATTCCTATGAAGAAGATTTTATTTCTGTTGATGTTTGTCATGGCAACAGCATCATCCATCGCACAGGAGAAGCATCCTTACTACTGCACAATAAGCGGTACACGCAACCTTGCGAATAAGATTAGACTAGAACTTGAATGGGGCGAACAGAAGCAGTCTGTAGCCCTTCGTGACGAGAACAACAAGAAGATTGAGTTTAACAACCTCACCGATATTCTCAACTATATGTCAGCAAGAGGATGGCAGTTCGTTACCGAATTGAATTATGACGGACATATACATTACCTTCTGAAGAAGGATGTCTCTTCCCCGGAGGAGGCAAAGCAAGGACTTCGCTTCGATACAGACAAATAGCAATACAACTAGCCGCTTATCACTTAACAGATAGGCGGCTATTTTATTAAGATAACCACCCAAAAAACAACGAAAATCACACTTTTTTCTTAAACTACGTTAATTGTAAATATTCTGTACTTTAATGAATGTCGCAATCTGCTGTTTTTACTTCGCTTGAAACCTTTAGCTATACCAGTATCTTTAAAATGCTTGTCCTCACTTTTTACTTTAATAAGTCCGGTTTATGGTGAAAACTGAACTATTGCACGGAATAGAAAATCGTAGTATCTTTGTAACGCAATTCAAAGGGTCAAGGTTTGATGCGCTCAATAAAATTGGATTCTCGTTCACATTAAGTGAACTTTAATCATAGAAGACTCCCTAAGCAGCTTGACCCTGTTTAGGGTTTCTTCGTTTATATAGTTATGCCAAAAGCATTAAACATCAGAGTTGATTTGGTAAGGCAATATGCTTGCGGTTACTCCAAGGTAGAAAGGAGTAAGCGTATGACAGTATTATGCTTTGCAATCTGGTGTAAGATGCAGCATAGCAATTCCGTGATGTTTGATATGGGAACAAGGCAATTGATGAGTTCCCTTCGTATCGGACAACCGAAAGCTCAGCTCTTACTCAACGCCATCAAGACAGATGAATTATTCTCCGTACAGAATGATGGTCGCTTCGTCGTTACATCATTCAAGGATAGTACGAGAAAGCGTAATAGGTATGGAAGGGCTTTCAAAGGCGCAAAGATGTTCACACTTGAAGTGAACAAAGAATATACACTGAAGGATATATACAACAGACTGAACGAACTCCTGTTTTTGTTTCAGATCGGTAGTGAAGAATCGAACAGCTCACACGTTAGTGGTAGAAAAATTGACAAGACTCGCTTGTGTCGGTCCAAATTCATTACGATTAAACAATTCCAGGTTGGAGTTGGAATGTCGCATGGTTCTGTAAGTGGTATAAAGAAGAGATTGAAGAAAAAAGAAGAAATCACATCGACCATAGCCGAACTGCACATGGCTGACAAGCGAGTGCCAGATCAGGTTGAAAAGATGCTGCTGAGATTCGGCAGGAAGAACCCGACATTCGAGAAGGGAGACAACGTATATGTAGCAATTCCTTGCTCGTATGCCATCACAGACGAAAGTGCAAAAAGAAGCTGCGGCAGACACAAAATCTACGGATACGGAAGTAGAATGACGAAAAGCCAGAAAGGTTCTGAAACAGCAAGTAAAGGCATCCTCGTTCCATTGGATAATGGCTTCGGAATGCCTGATTAAATGCTAGTGTTTCTGTTTTTGACGTTTTCACACTATTAGTTAGTGGTAGTCTTATAGAATAGCTTCTAGTATACTAGCGTGCGTGTGAGAAAAAAAAGAAAAATAATAATTTAGTAGAGGAAATTATGGAGAACAATTATGTAGCCTATGTAAAGGCTGTAGGAAACTACGATGGCTCAGCCACAGGTGGAGCCTATATCATCCTTAAAGGGAATGATACGTATAAAATCTCGTCGAAGGCACAGGTAAATACCATTGCCTACAAGATGGAGTTGCTGACTATAGTATCGGTCGCATGCTCCATTCCGGACGGAGGGTCTGTAGTGATATTCACCAACAACAAGATGCTCAGAAGTCTCAATAACCTTAGAGAGATTAAGGATGGAGCTAACTACCCCGAGTTGAAAAAACTATTTCTGGAGCAGAAGAAGCGTCTGAGAAGGGTAGATGTCATGTGGCGTAAGAAAGACAATGAGAACATCATGTTCAACTCCGTTACGGACCACGCAGAGCAGGTCTTCGAGGAGCTTTGCAGCAAGTGTAATATTGAAGATAAAAGACGTTAAACATTAGTTCTATGGCAAGAATAACAAGAAACAAAGCTGCCGAGATACTGGGAGTATCAAGACAGACTATCAGCAACTACATCAAGGAAGGCATCCTTGGAAGCTACGTAGGCGAACACGGCATCCTGTATGTCAACAGCGAGGATATCGAGAAATATGCTCAGAAATACAAGATGATTGCAGTAAACGAGAAGATGATTGACGAGAAACTCAAGGAAGTCGAGTATCGCAAGCGCGCAATCAACGTAGAGCTCACTGAACTAAGAGACAGAGCTACCGCAAACGGCAAGCTGGCTGCAAACGCCGTAGGCATGCTGTTCGGTGTAATCAATGCAATGTCACATCTTGGTGTATTACCGAATCTGACCTATCGTGAGTCCAGTCTTCTGAAAGACATAATTAACGGAATGACCTATGACGAGCTGTCAATCAAGTACGGCGTGTCTGCAACGAGAATCAGGCAGATTGCAGAAAAGACTTGCAACAAGCTTACCTACAACGAGAATATTGTAATTGCTGAGCTCTCAACGAACAGAACCTTGCAGTATGAAGTTGAGCGCCTGAAGAAGGTAATCAAGTCGCTACAGGTAAGCTTCGACGAATACCGGCGCGCGAAAGGAGACAAGCCTGTCAGTAGCGCAGTACTTCCACCGCTGATCCTTTCCAGGGATATAAATGACTGCGGATTCTCTGTCCGCATCCTGAATGCACTCAAAACACTCGACGTATATACAGTAGGTGACCTGGTTCGTAATCTCCGCGGAAGGTCAGAGCTTATGAAGCTCAGGAATCTCGGCAATAAGAGCGTCTATTCCATCCTTGACTTCGTTGAGGAAAACAATCTTGACTTCAAGGAGAACGGAGAGTCTGAGGAAGACTTCTACATCAGGCTCAATAACAAGTTGTCAAACCAAAAAGACTAAGTATATTTTTTTTTAATTTTTAAACATTATGAGTGTAAAAAACATTATTTTGGCATCAGTACTCGCAATAGTAGTACTCGCCGCAGGTTCAGTTATCGGTTGTTATTTCCATTACAACAACCAGGAAATCTCACTTCGCCAGCAGTCAGAGGCTCAGCGTGGCAAGATTGAGGGAGTTCACGACAAGATGTGGAAGGTTCTTCAGCAGAAGGCACAGGTTACGGATGAGTACAAGTCCGCATTCGAGTCCATCTATCCGAAACTTATCGAGGGCAGATACTCAAAGGGAGACGGCTCTCTTATGAAGTGGATCAAGGAAAGTAATCCTAACTTCGACGTTTCGCTATACAAGGACCTCATGCAGTCAATAGAGATTCAGCGCTCCGAGTTTCAGACATCACAGGAGAGAATGATTGATATCATCCGTGAGCACGAGACGCTCGTGAAGACATATCCGGCAAAATGGTTCATCTCCGATACAAAACCTATCGAATACAAGGTTATCTCCTCATCCAAGACAAAGATGATCATGCAGCTTGGAGAGGATAACGACGTATACCTGTTCAAGAAGTAACGGCTTATGGAAATATTCATATTTCTAATTCCATTCGTGGTTGCTGCTTTCCTGTTGATTTTCTTCAGGAAGCAGACCACCTGGTGGGAATACGCAGTACTCATTGTTCCTTCCATCCTCATAGGCATCCTCATGGAGTTCGTGTTCAAGCAGTCCAATGCTGCTGACACGGAGTATCTTGGAAGCTACGTGACAAGAATCCGTCATTACGATGCCTGGAATGAGTACATACACCGCACGTGTACAAGGACCGTTGGAAGCGGAAAGAATAAACGTACGGAAACATACGATTGTTCGTACGTAGACAATCACCCTGAACGTTGGACTTATTTTGATGCTAGGAACAAGGAAGAATACTTCATGACCGACAACGAGTTTAATGTAGTCAGAAAGATTCTCGGAACCCCAAGCGTGTTCATTGATATGCACAGGGATTACTACACTAAGGATGGCGATGCTCAGGAATGGGCGTGGGATGGCTCCATTGAAAACTCGTACACATTATCTTCCGAGCACGATTATAAGAATAAAGTGAAAGCCTCACGTTCTATTTTCAAGTTTGAGGATATTGATTATCAACAGGCACGAAAGCTTGGATTGTTCGAGTATCCGGATATCGTTCTTTATGACCAGAACCCTGTGCTTGGACTGAAGATTCCGAAGAACCAGGAGAAGGCGATGAGATGGCTGAACGGATACTATGGCGAGCGGAAGCAGTTTAGGGTGTTCGTCCTGTTTTTTACGAACAAGCCGGAAGAAATCGTTGAAAAGCAGCGCTCATACTGGCAGGGCGGCAACAAGAATGAGCTTGTCGTGTGCGTCGGTATTGACAAAAACAAGAATGTCAAGTGGTGCAACGCATTTTCATGGTGTGATAGTCCGGTCGTAGGCGTTAAGAGTAGAGACTGGTTTATGAGCAATCCTGTAAATCTCGAAAAGTACGCCGAGTACATCGGTCCGATTGTAGAAAAGGAATGGCACAGAAAGAACTTCGAGGATTTTGACTATCTCACAATTGAACTTACCGACGTACAGTACTGGGCCATCATTATTATCTTGCTTATATTCAATATCGTAATGAGCTCCTGGATTGTAACCAATAATTATAAAAACGATTTGTAGCGTATGAAAGAAAGATTAAAAATGATTTTCGACCGCATTGACATCTTTGTCGTGTGCATCATCCTCGGGAGCTGCCTCTGTATTGCGGAGGCCTTTCTTGGAATCTGGGACGTGTTTGCTGACTGTTTTGTCATTACACTTCTTGCTACCGAAGTTTGCTACACTCTCCGCTGCAACGAGAAGCTTAAAATAGAGCTGATAGAGACAAAGGAAAAGCTGAAGAAGGCGGAGAGTGAACTAGTTAAAGTTAACAGGAAGCTGACGTATACAGAGATGGAACTGGAATCAGCCCGTCTACAGGTCGCCAGAAAGAGCAAGGTCGTAGACGTCTATAGACTACTGCGAGATCTGTGGAAGAAAAGATGGAATTGCGAACACGCCAAGGTCAATTACTGCAAACGCAAGATAACATCGAAGCAGCTTGTTGATGCGATGAATCATGCAGAGAAGGAGGAATCTGAGATTTCCGATAAAATCTTTGAGGTTGACAAGGAACCCAACGAGCTCTATAATTAGATACTTGCCATAAAACAACTTTCCCCACGTCATTTGCCGATGGCGTGGGGATTTTATTTGTTAACCGTTCAGATAGTCTATGACTTTTCGGTTCGCCTCGTCTATCTTCTTATTGTCGAACTGAATATAAAGGTCAGTGGTTGAGGAATCCCACTCGCTATGACCTAGAGCCTTGCCGATAACTTCCTTCGGAATGTCGATGCTAGCAGCTATGGTAGCCCAGCTTCTTCTGGCGGTGTACCATACTATATCCTTATGAAGCGGCTTGATTTCCTTCTTGATTAAGGCGCCTCGCTTGTTTTTCTTCATTTCTGTTGGTCCGATTCTCTTCAGGTAATCTCCTAGCGTTCTTCGGAAGCTTGATTCCTTCGTTCCGTCATCCAGGATACACAGAAGATGCTTCTTTCCCTTATACTTCTTGATGATTTCCATCGCTTCCGGCTCAACCTTGATGTCGTAGAGTCTGCCGGTCTTGTTGCGCTTGTATTGAATGCGCCCTTTCTTGATGCAGTCGGCAGGAAGTTCGAGCAGGTCGGACAGGTTGATGCCTACAAGGTAGAAGCCGAGCATGAACAAGTCACGGTACTTCTCCATGAAAGGTTCAACCGGAAAGTCGCGATACTCCCTCATCTCCTCTGCGCTCAGATACAGGTACTGCTGTCGCTCGGCCTTGATGGAGAACTTACGGAAAGGATATTTGGTGGTAATCTCGTTATCTATGGCCCAGTTGAACACCGTACGTATGTTTCTGAGGTCGATGGCTATTCCACCGCTCATGCGGCCCTTCAGGAGCTCATGTGCCTGGAATCTTTCAAGCCAGTCCCTGTCGATGTTGTCGAAGTCTGCGTGCTCATCGAAGGATTCAATCCTCTTCCTCGTTCTGAGGAATATCTCCTTGGTGCTGTCCTTAGCCTTGGTCTTGATGAACTCATCGATGTAGTAGAGGATATTCTTCTCTACCGATGCAGCCCTTCCGTTGATGATGGCTTTGATTTCGTCCTTCATCCTTGCTGCCGGAAGATCAACATTCATATAGACATATTCTTCCACGGACGCAAATAGCCTTGCTAGCATGGCCGTCTTGGCTCTTGCGTTCGGAACACTCTTCGGGAATACCATCCCGCTGAACTTGACGGTACTCGTGATGCCGGTATAGACCTGGAATCTCTTTCCCTGATAACTGATGATGAAGAAAACCTTTAGGGACTTTCCTTCAACGTACGTCTTGATGCTATTCATACTTACTCACAGATTTTACTCACGATTTTTACTCACAACTCAATTTTACTCACATATTACTCACAAAACTACTCACATTGGCGTACATTATGCACGATTTTGTACCTATTTTGTGGGTGAAAATGATGATTTTTGATTATGTTTTTATAGTGAAAAACGATGTAAGTGGCTGATTATCAATACTTGAGCGAGATACGGGAGTCGAACCCGCATCACAGGCTTGGGAAGCCCGTGCACTACCGATGTGCTAATCTCGCGAAGGAAAATACTAACTCCTTTCACAAGAAAGAGCCACGAGCGGGACTCGAACCCGCGACCCACGCATTACGAATGCGTTGCTCTACCAACTGAGCCATCATGGCTTTTTGCCCGAAAGCAGATGCAAAGGTAATGAATATTTTTTGAAATAAGAAATTATTGCCTAAACTTTTCTTGCGGTTAACTCTTATTAACTAAAGTTCGTTGGT